ATGAGTAAAGTTATCCATGTACATTTGATTTTTGAGAAAAAGAACATCTACTTTGGTAGTATATCGGCCATTTTTGAAACTCTGACGGAGAAACAGGTCGGAATCACTAAGAGTAGTCTTTTACATGCTGGACTGGTTGATGACATTGCCAAATACACGAAACGTGCAATGATTATTCAGTCTCGCTTGATAACATGTACCAGAAAGGGATAAAATGCCTTAGAACGCAATTAAAAGCCGCAAAAGCGGCTTTTTTTGCCCTTATAAGTGTCAAACTATGATGGAAAGCTGTATTTATCCGTTTGAACGCTTTGAACGTCTTAAAAAGTGGAAAGGTTATTCACTTGCTTATTCATTTGGTTATTCATTTAAGCTATTACAAAAACGAAATGTTTTGATTGCTTATTCATTTGGTTATTCATTTTTGTGCCTATTTTATTCTAATAAAACGGGGAAATATCTTTTTTTTATTTGGTATTCATCGGTTTTTATAATATTGTAGGGGGTAAATTGTATATAGATAATATTTATTTACTCCCCTGTATTTTTATATATTCTGCTGTAAAATAGTGATTTAACTGTTTTTACCTCCCTTTCCCCATAAAACACGTTTTAGATGGCATTGGCAACCGTAGAATCGCTTGCATCCGAAACACGCCCCGACTTGTCCTGTTTAAGTTGTGTAATTGTCTGTTTGAGCATCCCTATTTCCTCTGCCATTTCTCGAATGGTGGAGTCTTTTTCCCTTAAAACATCCAGAAGCTCCCTAAAATTATTGTTAGCTGTTTCTGGAGGAGCTGTTTCCGTTACTACTGGTGTAATTTTTTCGGCTTCTATATCTTTTAAAAGAAAGTCGTCGATTGATATTCTAAAAAACTTAGATATTTCACATAACAAACTCAATTTAGGTTCTGTATTACCCAGTTCATAGTTTGACATTGTACCTTTTTTGATGCCCAGAAACTCAAATTCATCTAATTTAAGTCCCCTACTTTCCCTTAAATATCTAAGATTCTTAGAAAAAATACTCATAAATCTAAATTATTTGGATTAATACTTTGCTGTCTAAGAAACTTAGACTATATTTGCCACGTGATTAAAGTTTAAACACGCCCCAAAGCTACAAAAAAGGCTTGAGGTAACAATGAGAATTTGAAAAGAAGCAAAATGGAAGCAAAATTTAAAAAGGGACAAAGTGTGAGAATCACCAAGAGAAATGGTGAGATCATTGATGGTATAGTTCGTGACTGGGATTATAACATTTGTACGTTCGTGCGGGAATATAATATCGATTATATGAAAAATGGTCAGGTTTGGACTGTAATATGTGTTCCGGAGGATGCGATAAAGAAGCTTTAATAATTTTCTCGGGCAGTTAGTTCAGCTGGTAGAACAAACTAAACTCCTATAATGGAGAGGTTATGGTCCGCGGTTCGAATCCGCGACTGCCCACTACGATAATTTAAATATTAGATAGTATGAAAGAACGAATAGTTGTAGAATACGGTGAGGTGAATAAAATTGCCGAACTGATGGGCTGTACAAACGTGATGGTGAGTCATGCGCTTGCCTTCCGTAAGAACAGCAAACTGGCCCGTTCCATTCGTAAGCTCGCCATTGAGCGCGGTGGATCCAAAGTAGGTGGTAATCCTCAAAATACAAGTAGCCATGAAAAATGATTTGATGACATTGTTCAGCGACCAGCTACACTGGTTTGCTCGTCTGAAACGAAAACAGCGCTTTTGCGTGCTTTACTTCTGTATGAGTTTCGGGATCCTGCTCTCTATTTTTTTTATTAATCCGCTGCTGGAACTTCTCGTAGTGTTGAATTTCGGGATCTCCGTGCGGCTGCTGAAGAAGCATGTCCCTTTGAATGATTTAGAGGATTGATAATCAAGCTGGGAGATGGAATACTTTGATAATATATTGTGTGTAACTTACAAAGAGTTGCTGGATATAATGCCCAAAGGCACTTTGAATAGCCAGCTGTCCCGAGAAAAACTGGATGTCGTTTCCCGTGGCGGTGGTGAAAATAATCCGGCTCTGTATGCCTATTCCTCCCTTCCCGAAAAGTATAAACGACGTTGGGTTCTTCTCAAAGGAGAACCTGAACAGCAAATGAGACAGGAAATGATTCGTAACATAGTGAAGAAAGACGAGAAGGCCGAGCGCTTTTTTGAGGAGTACCGCTACGACAAGAACGGTGAGATAGTCGCTCTTCCCGTGGATGTGAAGAAGGAATACACCTGGAATGCTTCGGTACTGAACGCGCTGATGGAAGAGTTCAAACGCTTGAGTTCATCCAATAACAAGCTGACCGGTTTCCGCCGTAACCTTTGGGAACTTCTGCTTGTCACGAGTGAGGAATGGCGTCCGGTGTACGGGCACAGCCTTCCGGGCAGTGTGGGGCGTTTGAAAGCCCTGATAAACAAGTTCCGTCCCGACAACTACGGTGTGCTTGTGAGCGGTAAATACGGCAACAGCAACACGCTGAAGATCGAGGAGGACGGCGGGCGTTACCTTGTTGCATTGAAACGCAGCCGCGTTCCGGTTTATACTGACATGGAGATCTTCGAGGAGTACAACCGTGTCGCTCCGGAACGTGGCTGGAAGCCCCTGAAGAGTCCCCGCAGCCTCCGCGAATGGTTCAACAGCCCGCGTGTCGAACCTCTGTGGTACGATGCCGTTTATGGGGAAATGAAGGCACACCAGCGTTATGACCGCAAGCACCGGACCATCCTTCCGAGCCGTCGTGACAGCCTTTGGTATGGCGACGGCACGAAGCTGAACCTCTACTATCGTGACGAGAACGGAAACAAGTGTACTACAAGCGTGTACGAGGTGGTGGATGCCTATAGTGAAGTTCTGCTCGGTTATTACATCAGCGACAATGAGGACTATATCGCCCAGTATCATGCTTTCCGCATGGCTATCCAAACGAGCCGGTACAAACCCTACGAGATCGTGTGCGACAACCAGGGCGGTCATAAGAAGAACGCGGCGCTGGGTCTTTTCTCGAAGATCAGCCGTATCCACCGCCCGACAGCTCCGTATAATGGCGAATCTAAGACGATTGAGAACATTTTCTACCGCTTCCAGAGCCAGGTATTGAAGAAACGTTTCGGTTTCACTGGGCAGAATATTACGGCAAAGAGAGATACAAGCCGTCCGAATTTGGAATTCATCAACGCGAACATCGACTCCCTTCCCACATTGGAGGAACTGAAGGAACAGTATGCCGCCGCCCGTGAGCAGTGGAACTCAATGAAGCACCCGGCTACTGGCATCCCCCGTATTGAGATGTACAATACCAGCGTGAACGAGGCCACCGATCCGGTCAGCGTTCCTGATATGGTGGAGATGTTCTGGTACACAACCGATAAACCGTCGCTGTTCACCGCCAGCGGTATCGAGATCACGGTACAGGGAAAGAAATACCCTTACGAGGTTTTCTCCGCTCCCGGTGAGCCTGACCTGGAATGGCGCCGGCGTAATACCTACAAGAAGTTCTATGTCCAGTACGATCCCTATGACATGAGCAGCGTACGGTTGCTTTACAAGGACAAGGGCGGTGCGATGCGTTTCGAGTGTGTGGCCTCGTTCCCGCTGATGATCCACCGTGCCCAGCAGGAGCAGACGGAAGCCGAAAAACGTTTCATCCGCACCCAGCAGGAGGCCGTCGTCAATGAACGTATAAACCGTCAGGTCGTCGCCAAAGATATCGAGTATGAGCATGGTGTCGCACCGGAACAGAACGGTTTGCGTACTCCTGACCTGAAAGGTCTCGGAAAGGAGGCGCAACACCAGATTGACCGCCGCACGAGAAAATACAGCCAGCCGCCCCGTCCTTCCATAGGCCGTGACATGAAAGTCATCAGCAACGTGACATGGGACAGCTTTGAGAAGAAGGAAGTGAGCATCCGCAAGGTGGTCGGGAAATTATAAGGAACAGATTTATAACAAGATAAAAAATATTGATTATGGAAATTACAATGAAAGAGAAGAACGCCATCAGTGAGAGCCTCCGGGCTTACGTGGCGAAGTATCCGAGCCAGACGAAGGCCGCGGGTAGTCTGAAGGGAGTCAGTGTGGGTACTGTGAGCAATATCCTGAACGGGCGTTATGAGAATATCAGTGACGAGATGTTCCGTAATGTCGCCTCGCAGGTCGGTGGTGTAAGCGCTACCGGCTGGCAGATCGTGGAGACCGGCGCTTACCAGGAGATCACGGCTGTGCTCTCCGATGCGCAGCGCTGGCGCAATGTCACATGGGTGACCGGTGAGGCTGGTTGTGGCAAGAGTACCACCGCCCGTGTTTACCTTCATGAGCATAAGGAGGTTTTCTATATTCTCTGCTCCGAGGACATGAAGAAAGGTGACTTTGTCCGCGAGATAGCCCGCACGGTCGGGATCCGGACTGAAGGGTATAATATCCGTGAGGTGTGGGGACTTATTTTGGATGATATCATCCAGATGGACGCGCCCCTGCTGGTGTTCGACGAGGCGGACAAGCTGACCGAACCGGTGTTCCACTACTTCATCAGCCTGTACAACAAACTGGAGGAGAAATGCGGCGTCGTGTTTTTGAGTACCGATTATATTGCCAAACGCATCAGCAATGGTCTGCGATACCAGAAGCCTGGCTACAAGGAGTTCTACAGCCGTATCGGACGGAAATTTTATGAGCTAGAGCCTACGGACGTGAACGACGTGTTTGCGATCTGTTCCGCCAACGGTGTGACTGACAAGAAAGACATCGATAAGGTGATAAAGGAGGCTTCGACATGTGACTTTGATTTGCGGCGTGTGAGGAAGTCCATTCACAAGGTGAAACGCATGGTGGGGGAATGACTCCCGTTCAAATACCGTTCAAACGTAATTTTAAGGATATGGAAAACAAATTTGAATACTTAAAGATCGACGGTCGCGAGCAGCTTCCTGCTCCCTGGAGCGATTACCCAGTCTTGAGGGAATACGAGACGGTGACCGTTTACCGGAATGGTCGCGACTATCTGGACGCCCTTGTGGGACAGCAGGACGGCTGGTGGGTTGCTGGCGTTCACATGGAGGTGGGCGGTTTCGGCGGCGGTTTCAACCCGGGACGTAAATGGGGACAGTTTGCTACCCGTGAGAATGCCCTTCTGTGGGCACTCGGCAGGATGCTCTGCCACGAGAAACTGCGGGGTGCCGCACGGCAGGCCGTGCTTGATCAAATAGACAATATCCGACAACTAAAACTGTTCTGACCATGGAAGAAGAGAAAAAGGATAATAAAAAAGCGGGCATGAGACGTGCCTTGAATGTCAGGGACATCCTGAACAAGAAGTATGACGTATTCCCTTTTGAGGGGAAATGGAAGGATGCCTTCGACACTCCGGAAGTCCGGGGCTGCTGGTTCGTGTGGGGCAACAGCGGTAACGGCAAGACCTCTTTCGTGATGCAGCTCTGTAAGGAACTTTGCAAGTATGACCGTGTGGCGTTCAACTCCCTGGAGGAAGGAACTTCTCTGACTGTCCAAAATAACCTGCGGCGCTTTGGTATGGCCGAGGTAAGCCGCCATTTGGCGTTCATCAAGGAGGACATCCCCACCTTGAAGATCAGGCTCCGGCGTCATAAGAGTTTCAACATCGTGATCATTGACAGTTTCCAATACACGCAGATGACGTATCGTGACTATATCCAGCTGAAGGAGGAGTTTCCGGACAAGCTGTTTGTTTTCATCAGCCATGCCCGCGGCAAGAATCCTAAAGGTGATGCGGCCACGAGCGTGATGTATGATGCCGACCTGAAGATATGGGTAGAGGGCTACGTCGCCTTCAGTAAGGGACGTTATCAGGGGGCCACTGGTGAATACACAATCTGGGAGAAGGGTGCCTATGACTATTGGAATGTGACGGGACCGAAACAGAAAGGAGGCCAGGCATGAGCAGGATAAAGAAACAGCTGGCGATTTGTCCTCCCGCCTATATGTGTAAGGGGCCTAACCGTGAGAACTTCGTCAGTACCGGTCACAAGTGTGGTTACTGCAAGGGTAATGGCTGGTTCTGGGGAACGGAAGAGGGCAGCCGCGAGGACGTGCATGTGTCCTGCCCGGTGTGTGGCGGTAGCGGTGAGCTGGATGCGATTATAACAGTGGACTGGAAACCTTCAAGCAAGTAAGCCATGAGAAAGGAGTATTACAACTACGTTGTGAAGCTGCCCGTTCTGCTTCATGAACTGTTCCGCGGGAAAGTTGCCGACTATCATTTTTCCGACATGACGGTAGTGATGAACCACCTGGTAAAGTCCTATATCCGCATGACGGACGGTGGCAGGGTTTCTACTGCCACCCGGCGTATCCTTCTCTGCATGGACCGTATTCCGGACATGTCGTTCTTCTTCCGCGCCAGGAGAAGGCGGTGCTGTTCTTCGAGATGGATCCGGCCGTTGCCGACAGCCTACAGCGTGCCATCGTTTCCGGGGGCTGGGGCAACCGCCAGCGTCTTGCCGTCCGCCTGGTATGCGCTTTCTGCTGCGGTGCCGGTGTGACGTTGAACAACCTTTCGATGGAGCTTGCCGCCGGAGAGGTGTTCCGCCGTCCGGAAGGTTATCTCATACATACCTACGTGAGCAATTACCAGTACGTGTTCCTGAAGGAGACGGCCGCTGCCCAGCGCATGAGCGTGGAGGGTATGCTGACGGCCGCCGCTGAACTGCTGGTGGGAACGGATGACGAAGGTTCCGGATACCATATTCCGGAGAGTCTCGGCCGTATTGCTGACCGCGTGCTCGAGGTGAGGGGCAGCACGCTGAAGGACTTCCGCCGGCAGTGTCTGGTGAGCATCCGCACGAACACTATCGGTTCGGACCGTATCGCCGCCTTCATGGAAAAGCACGGCATCGCCTCCGCCCGTGAGTTCCTGCGTCGCGTGGTCCTCTTCTTTCTGGAGGCACGGTATCTGATTTACCGTAAGGAGGTAGAACTTGATGAGGATGACCTTCCGGAGGAGGAAGAGACGGATTGGGAGGAAACTATGTACAGCCAGTATCAAAAAAGAGATTTCGCGATTTCAACATATAATTATTAACCATTAAAATTTAACTGAAATGATTACAGAAAAACAGAAAGAGGCAGTAAAGGAACTCTGCCAATACGTGGATAACTTTTGTAAGGAAAATAATCTTAGTGCCTTTATGAGCGTTGCGGCCAGTGAGGACCATCCGGACGGGCTTGAGCAGATAGCCGGCTCAATCATTACCGGCAAGACTGAACATATTGTCGGCTCTATTTCTGGGGTTGTCAAAGCGAATAAGAATGTCTATATACTGCTTTCCATGGGGCTTATGCAGGCCTATACGAGAAAGGCTGACATTAATACTATTCCGTTCGATGAAAATTTGAATATGAACTGATGAATGCAGCATAAACAGCTATGAGTGAAAATAACAACAAGCAGAAACGTAAACGTGTCTGTCCGCATTGCGGCCGAAAGTTGTGGATGCGTGAGTTCTATCCGTTGAAGAATGGGGGACGGAGTTCCTGGTGTCATGAATGTGTGCTGGCGTACAAGCGTGAACAGTACCGCAAGCACCGGAAGGTTGCTGACGGTACTTTCATGCACCGGACACTGGGACGGCTCGTCGAGCATAAGGGATATTCCACCCGTATCTTTTGGAACGGCAATATGCTTTCCATCATGCGTCGCCACTATCACAATACCCTCAACCGGGAGCTGGCTGAAATGCTCGGTGTTTCCGAACGCAGCGTCACCCGGAAGGCCCGAGAAATGGGACTGGAAAAGGACAAAGGTTTTGTAGCCTCCCTTAGCCGGGAACATTTGTTGCTGGCAAACGCGAGAAGCAAGGAACTGGGATATCCAGGCGGCTTCACCAAGGGGATGAAGTTTCGGGGAAACCAGTACACCGGGAGAATAAGAGTTGAATAACATACAGCACGGTCAATATTATGAGTAAAAAAATGGTAATTGTGGTCACCGCCGTTGGTGTCCGTAAAGTAGTGGAAAAATGGCTCTGTGAGAATATGACTTGCGAGCTGGTTGTGTCACGTAACGCACGCCATGAGTGTTGTGTGGAAGTCATCTATGATAGCGGAAACCCTTCGGTCTTGCGTACCCTTTTGCAGGCTGCCGTGGGTGAAATAATAGAGTTGTGCTGATGTGGTATGAATAGTTTGAGTTAATGAAAATCTGAATAGAATGGGCATACTTGAATTTTTCGACCAGTATAAGTGTACAAAAAATGAAAAAGAGCATCTTCTTGATTATTTGTGTACTATCAGAGTAAAGAGAGTGATTAAGGAAATTAATGACCTTAAAATAAACAAAAAAAAACAGCATAGCCATGCAGATAGACATCAACAGCCGCAAGCAGTTAAATAAACCCGAGAATTATGCGGTGTTTTATAGTCTTTTGAACCGCCTTCCGACATCTGACCGCGATGCTTTGAAGGAAAGCGTAGTTTCCCAGTACACGGACGGACGTACCACGAGTCTGCGCGACATGACACTGAAGGAATACAGTGCGGCCATAGCCGGGATGCGTAAGCTGGTGCCGCCCACTCACCAGGAAGAACTCCGGAAGATTCTCCGTCAGAAGCGTTCCGCGGTACTGCACCAGATGCAGCTGCTGGGCATCAATACGGCCGACTGGGACAAGGTGAACGCTTTCTGCCTGGACAGCCGTATCGCTGGTATGGAGTTCCGTGAACTTGACTGTGAGGCGTTGGACACGTTGCAGGTGAAGCTGCGCGCCATCCGCCGCAAACGTGAGAATAAACAACAGTAATAACCATTTAATTTTTTAGTTATGGACTTGAAAGAACAATTAAAAAGCCTGTCCGTCCAGGACAGAAAGGAGCTTTTGAAACAGCTCCAGCAGGAAGAGAAGGAAAACAAGCGCAACCGTCGCGACGCCTACGAGGGGCTTCGTGCGCAGTTCATGCTTGAAGTGAAGAACAAGCTGTTTCCAGTCGTGGATGACGTGAAAGCCTTCCGTGACTGGGTGGAGAAGGAAGCCGCCTCTTTCCGCGACCTGATGCGCGACTATGGCCAGCTCCGCAAGGATGATCAGGCAAGTTTTACCATCGTAGACGGTGACATGAAGCTGGAAGTGAGGAGTAACAAGGTGAAGAGCTTCGACGAGCGTGCCAACCTCGCCGCTGAGCGTCTGGTGGATTACCTGAAGCGTTACGCCATGAGCCGGGAACTCGGTACCGATGATCCGATGTACCAGCTCGGTATGACCATGATCGAGCGTAACCGCCAGGGTGATCTGGACTACAAGTCGGTGAGCAAGCTGTACGAGCTGGAGGACCGTTTCGACAGTGAATACACGGAGATTATGGACCTCTTCCGTGAGAGCAACGTGGTGTACAAGACCGCGGTGAACTACTATTTCCATAAACGTGACGAGAACGGTGTCTGGCGCCGTATCGAGCCCTCATTCTGCCGGTTGTAGTTATGGAAAAGACGAAGAACATCGCGCCGCACGTCATGGCCTGCAAGCGCTGTGAAGGCAAGGGACGTATCTTTTACCTGGACCAGGGAGGAGCTCCTTTATCCGCAAAATGTCCGGTCTGTAATGGCAGCGGACGGGTGAAGGTGCAGAGCAAGGTGATCACCCGCGTCGAACCGTTTGTCCCGGGTGAAGATGACACAGAACTGATGACCATGTGATTTTGTTCACACTCTAAACAGAAAAACGCCGCATTCATATACGATGCGGCGTTTTTTTATCTATAATGACCGGTTAAATGCCTAATTTTGCAGCAAGTATCCCACAATTATGGCCAAAGGACGAGACAAGAACCTGATAGAACTCCGTGATGAAGCCCTGTGCCGCCGTTACTATTACTGGACGGAGGTGCAGCGCCTGCGCTTTGATGACGCCCTGAAAGTGTTGTCCCGGCAGGAATTTTTCATTTCCGAGGAACGTATCATGTCCATTATCCGGCGCAAGTGCCGGGAGCTGAAGGACCTGGAGGTGAAGCCCGTTCCGAAAGTGAAGAAGCCCCGCCTGACAGCCGTCCAGCTCTCGCTCTTTACGGGAGAATAAACCTTGCCGCGCCTTCCTGCATGGCCGACTCGTCATGCAGCGTGAAGGAATAAACCGTCTCGTACACCTTGATGTTTCCCGGCAGCGAATAGTCCCGGCTCTTTACCCTGACCAGCGGGCTGGTCTCTTCCGTGCACTGGAACTCCTGCAAGGCCTTGTACAGCTCTTTGGCCTTCAGCTGCCGTTCCCTTACCTTGTTATAGGTTCCGGAGGTGTAGTGGGTGTCATCGTAGCAGTCAATGGCCAGTCGTATGGTGATGAGTGACTCGCTTTTCTGTACCCCGTAACCGAGATCATTCCAGTCCGATTCGGCGTTCCCGACGAGCACGCAGGGGAAGGTTACCGGATAGTGGTCCTCCTCCGCCCCGGCTTCAAGCTGTCCATAGTCCTCGTCAATGTATGACAGTTCAGGCATCTTTTCGGCGATGCGTTCCATGATCGCGATAAAAATTTCTTCCATGTTGTTATAAGTTTAAAATATTTCTGATTTCATTCTCCATTTTCCGGTCTATCTTTTCGGACAGTTCCCGGCTTTCTCCGATAAACTGGCGTTGCGGTATTTTTATCCGGAGCTTTTTCTTTTTGGTCAGCGCCAGCCTTTTCCATTTCAGCGCTTCCTGATTTTCCTGTGGTTCATTGTTTGCGGCAGAACCCTTCTTTTTGCCTTTTCTTTTGCCCGTGGCGGCTTTTTTAGCCTTGCCTGAAGCCTGGTAATACTTTGCCCATGCAAAACGCCGCATTTGGGGCGTAACAGTCGGATGAACTTCTCCTCCCCAGTTATTGACTGGCGCATAGACGAGTTCGTTTGCCACCCTCACCCGGTATTCTCCCGGCATGTATTTGACGGAGCTGAAGAGATGGTTCCTTCCGGAGAGCAGCGTCCCGTAGTTCCCTGCCGCATCGGTCCGTCCCGAGGACAGCCTTTTCGCTTTCGGCCACGGGTGTAATCCTCCGTTTACGAAACCTTCCCGGCGGAAGTTGTCCTGGAAATGGTCTTTTGCCATTCGTCCAGCGATAACCGGCATCTTCCGTTTCATTAGCCCATCCAGTTCTTTCCGTTTGGCTTTTATCAGTTTTGAATATTCTTTTATGTCCATGAATGACTGAATTAAAAAATAATTTTATACTTTTGCAGCAAGGCGTTTTTTATGTGCCTTTTTTGCGTTATGGAAATACCTAAACAAGTGTCGGAATTAGCAAACAGTAGCGGTTACAACTCCGTTGTCTTATCAGCCAGTTCCCCTGAAGGAAGCATCTATTCCGTGGGCTGTGTTGACGGGGATGGTTTTGAGTTGCCTGTCGGTCTTCCCGCCTTTATTCTGTTCGACGGCCAGTCCTGCCGTCTGGTGGACGGTGAGGAGGGGCTGGCACTTTCTTCCCGTTTATTTGGTGATGAATAGTCCCATGATTTTGGGATTTACCAGTTTGTTGTCTATTCTTATCACTCCCACACGGCCCGCTTTCATGCTCTGTATGTAATTGCTTGCATCATCCTTTCCGGTTTGCGGGTCGAAGAACCTTGTCTTTCCTTCAGTCACCTCCGCGCAGAACACGTGTGCGGAGCCGCCTTTCCAGGCACAATATATCTCGTATATTCCATCCTCTCTGAATTTTTCCCTGAAGTATTCCTTCAGTCGGTTTGCATTCATTACTTGATATCCCTTTCTGACCTGCCATTTATAGGTATAGTCATAATCCGGCTTTGTTCCGTCCCGGTTCAGGAAACGTTCTTCCCATGTGATACCTTGTTTTGCCATTTCATTGTATGCGCTTTGTCTGATGTTGGGTTTTGCCTCGATGTCAAACCCCAACCTTCTGAGCATGTGTGTCACGGTGCAGGTCTGGCAATTCACGCGGTATCCTTCCTCTTTTCCGAATTTCGGGTTCTCCTTTCCCTTGTTCGCCTGTTCGTATGTCATCGGCTTGCCTTTGGTAACGCCGAGTGCCTTTTCTATCTTGAGATTGTTGCGGGCGATGTCGGTTTTTTCCTCCAGCGTCAGGTTGTCCGGCATTTCGGCTATCATTTCGTTGATGCGCCTGGTCAGTGCGTCCACGGCTTTTTTTGCTCCCGGATGCGCTTCAGTAACGTAGGGGTGTTTGTCTGAAAACAGTTTGCCGTCTTTTCCCGGATTGTTTTCCAGACCGTCATGTGCCTTGTTCTGCCCGTTTTCGTCCGGTACCGCTGTCGGCGCTTCATCCGTTGATGAGAGCGTGCACTTGCAGTTCCATCTGTCCCCGGGCCTGTGCACGTTCCAGAACGGATCATCTATTGGACGTATGGTCCCCCAGAAAATCCTGTGGTCGCTTCCCGGATGTATGGATGTGGAAGGCATCCATTTGAGATTCGGCAATACGTCCTTTTCCCTTTCGAACTGCCTCCAGTCCGCGGCCTGGTGTGCCCGTATGACGGCCGTGTCGTATTCTGTACGCAGCCAATGGACCATCTGATGGTCGGCTATGGGCATGGCTTCCTTTACCCACTGTTCAAACGGCTTTAAACTTCCGTTTTTGTCCAGCAGCAGCGCTGCCATGTCGTTCTGTGCCCTGTGTACCTTGAAAGCTGCGAACACGGCGTTGTTCATTCGGATTTCCCGGTAGAAGTCATAATCCGGATCGTCGGGCTTTCGTGTCCCAAACCCCTTGTCCGCTGCCTCGTTTATTGTTTTCCATGTGGCTTCGAACAGGTTCTCCTCGATTTCCGTCAGGGGGTGGAAGTCTTTACTATAGATGTTCTTCAGGGCTTTCTTCAGTACCTCTTCATCGAACGAGAATAAAGTTTCCACCTGTTTGTCCTCCATTCTGTAGAGGTCGTTCATCACCATTCTAAAGCTGCCCCGTCTCTCCCCGGGGCTTTCCCGAAAAAACGTTTCAGCCAGTTGTACGCGTTTTTAAGGGCATTTTTCTTTTCTTTGGGTGTTCCTTTACCGTGCTTTTCCAGTTCCGGTTCTTCTTCCGGATCCGGTTTATCCTCTTCCGTCTTTTCAGTCTCTCGGGCCTTCGCCGCCTCGATTTCCGCCGCTTTCTCCTCCTGGCGTTTCTTCAGTTCGTCATAGTTTGCCGGTTTCTCGATCCCGAATTCCTCGTAGAGATAGTCGTCACCCACCGGCAGGTTGAAGTTCGTGCGCAGTTGTGTGAGGATGGACATCTTTTTCTCCGGTTCGATAAGCTTCTTTTCCGGATAGCAGAACTCCCCGCCTGTGGTGTCTATTCCGAGCATTGCGAATATGTCGGCCATGTCATAGTTGAGCACGTCGAGGATGTCCTGCCTGTCGGAGAGCGTCACTTTCTCCTCCACATCCTTGTGTACGGTTCCCAGTGCCTGTGTGCCCTTGTCGGAGGCTTCGGTGGTGAGCGTGTTTCCGAGGAACAGCTTTGAGATTTCGTTGTTGCAGCGCTCGCAGAGCTTGTCGTAGAGGTCCGCGCTCCCTGTCTTGTTCGCGGCTTCCACGAGCTTGAGCACCGTATCCTCCGCGTGCACGAAAACCGACAGGCTTCCGGTGCTGTCCGCATCGTTCAGCGCCCTCTGCCGTGCCTCGTCGTCATCCGTGGGATACGTGTACTCCCTGATGGGCGCTCCGAACACTTCCGCGAACTGTGCCCAGTCCGCCACGTCGTTACGTTTGTATATCACCCAGATAGCTGCTTTCACCAGCAGCCCGGGATCGTCGGGTGAACCGATGAACAACAGGTCCGGGTACTCGTCCCAGGACGTCCCGGTGGTGTCCGTCTGGTGCCGCAGTATGAGCCTGCGCACGGGATCGACGTGTTTGCGCGGTATCAGGTCGTAGTTCACCCATTCCCCCTTTCGGTAGAACTGCACGAGTGAGAACCCCCAGAATTTGGCGTCCAGGATGTCCCCTATGAACTTCCGGAACCATGGGGACCTGATCTGCTTGTTCACCTTCTCGTCCGGTTTCCCGTTCCTGCGGAATTCTATGGAAGATGCCAGTGCGGCATTCTTCCGTTTCTCTATGACACTTGTCAGGTGCGTGTCCATGAGTATGTCGCTGAACAGGTCGTACAGCCTGAAGCGTCTGGAGTAGTCCACATTCTCGAAAGCCCTTACCGCGAGCATGTAGTCCGCTATGTCTATACCGAACCTTCTGGGCTGTGTCAGTATGATGGTTGCGGGTCCTTTCTGCCCGGGCCTCGGCAGGTTCCCGCTTTGGGTTATCTTTCCGGCCCCTTTCTTTCTTTTGCTCATATTACCAATGGTTTACACGTTTACGGTTGCTTTTGATAAGGAAATTTGATTTTGCCGTCCTCGTCTCTTCGGACAGCAGGGGCAGGCCGTCCACCGATATCTCCTCGGCCGCCACGGCTTTCAGCCATTCGACCGCCCTTTCGTGGCGTTCCTTCCGCAGCGGTGACAGGTTCCTCGGGTTATGTATGCAGAAGATGTGGTACACGGCTATGTCGATGGCCATCATCAGGACAAGCTGGTTGCGTTTGTCACCGGTTGCCGTGAATATTTTGTCACAGTCGTAACGTCTGGAAAGGTAGCAGCGCATCTCGGCGACGGCGCGGTCCTCACATATCTCCACGACAGCGTCATCCTCCCTTGTCAGTGCGTCCAGAATCTCTCGGTGTATGCTCGCGTCGTAGTCTGAAAGTTCGATAAATTTGCTCATAATGATAGGTATTGAAGTTTACACTCTGTACTTGTTTTGTGACCGCGTGCTTTTCCTTGTGACAATGACGGGCTTTTCCGACTGTCTGGCCTTGCGGTCTATAATTCTGTTTCCCCCCTCCACGCAGTCGGGTCCGTCTGCCGGATAGGTCAGTTGGAGGTTGAACAGCTTGAACTGTTCCGCCATCCGTTTCATGTGCGGGTTGTCCTTTTCGGCCTCGTTGAGTACCAGGTTCCCCTCCCGGTTGAGCGGTTCCAGGTTCGCCTCGATACGTGTGGCCTTGTCGGTTTTCTTCTCCTCGTCCCCGGTGATGTACAGTGATATTTTCCTTTCCCTGCGTATCCGCCGCACGATGGGCTGGAATACCTGCTGGAAAAAAGGATCCTGTAATTTGTTGTTCTCCATGTAACAGTACACGGTGGTTTTTCCACCCACAAACTCCAGCAGCTTGATGTACCACTCTACAAATTCCGCGTTCAGCCCCCTGTCCAGGAACGTTTTTATCAGATAGAGCCTTCCCGCGAGTTTCCCGAGCAGGCACACCGTTTTGGTGGAACTTTTTTTCGTCTTGTTCTCTCCCGGTGCGGGGTCCCCGTATATCACCAGGAACTTGAACCTGGAAAGTGCCGGCACTTTCCCGTAGGTGATTTCCGCGAACACGCCGCCGTCCACCACCGGGTTGTTGAAGAACTCTTTCTGTGCCGCCGCCGCGCTCACCAGTGAAAGGAAGAGGTCTATATCCTCCTCGGAGTTCTTTTCGGGCCATACGGATAGCCCGTCCTTTCCCCGGATGTTGATGATATCCACGTGCCCGATTCCTTTCGCCTTCAGTTCGGTGCCCTTTTCGATGGCCCTTTTGATGCAGCAGTCCAGCGCGATGATGTTCCCGTTGAACAGGATGCGGTAGTTTCCCGATACGGACATGGTCGGTATCAGCGCCTCCTCCAGCCATTTCCATTTGGTTTTGATGCGTTCCGGGTTTCGACACTCCTCGTCGGTGTCTATATCGTCCACCAGGATGAAGTCCGGGCGGAAGTTCTTGTTACGTGTACCGCGCGGTGACTGCCCGGCTCCAATGGCGCGGAAGGAGCACCCGCACATGCAGGTGAATTCCCCGGTTTCCCACGCTCCCGGTTTTTTCTGCTGTCCGTAGTCCTGTATGATCCGCTGGTTCTCCTCGAAGTTCGCCATGAACGGCAGCAGTAGCCTTTCCGCATTGTCAGCCGAGTTGGAGATCAGCAGCACGTTGCGTATCTTTTTTGTCAGTGCCAGTTTGGATATCTCCATCATGGAGCGTGCGGATTTCGCCAGCTCGCGTGACCAGGCCCTTACCTCGTACCAGCGGTTGTTCCTCATCAGCCGCCCGGTGGCTTTCCTGTGGAAGGCGGCGGACTCGCAGGTGCAATACATGGCGAAGTAGTATTTGAACCACTCCTCGTCGTTCTTCTCCAGCCTTTCCCGCCTCTGCCTGATTTCCGTTTCCGTGTCCGTGGGGTTGATGTCCGAATGTTCTCGGACGGATGCCACCAGCTCGTTCCAGCTGTCCAGCGCGAGCCTGTCCTGTGTTGTGAGTATTTTCTTTGCCATGTCAGGATAATTTTGATTTGACAAACGCGTCCAGAAGCGGGGTGATCTCCTTCGCCTGCGTGGAATCGTAGGTCCGCACCCATTTGAGCAGGTCGGAGAACACGGAGATGATGTCCGCCAGCCCCACTTCTGTTTCCAGTTTCTTGATGGCGTTCGACAGTTTGGAAATGGTGTCCGCTTCCGCGGCGTTCGGGAACCGTTCCCCTTCCGGTTTTCCCATGATGGCGTTGTTGAGTTCCGCCAGCTGCCGGTACAGGTTCTTCAGCTGCTCCTCCCGTGTGATGGTTATGGAAGCCTTCAACTGCTCCCAGTTTCCTTTGCCTATCCAGTTGTTCACAGTCACCCGTGAAACCCCCACACGCTCGGCTATTTCCGCCTGCGTAAGCGTCTCGCGGGTGTAGAGCGTTTTCGCCCATGCCTTTTTCTGCTCGTTTGTAAGTTCGGCCATATTACCTCCTTTTTTTACGTGCAAAATTGATAAGGAAAAGGAGCGAAAAAAAACGCGCTCCGCATGATGACATTTTAAAGCGTCATGGCAATCCTTTAAAGTCTCCATGATGAAAACGCGGTTTGAAAAAGGCCTTTAATCCCCCTAATTTCGCACCGTAAACTTTTGCAGGGAAGGACCTGCCAAAACGATAGTGACATGAGTAGATTTTTCAATATGATACCCGGAACCGATGCCTGTTGCATCCTTCTTTACGGTGACATCGGTGAGTACGATGATAACGTGCGCAGCGGTGATATTGCCCGTGAACTTCTGGAAGCGGAAGCCCTGACCGGGAAGGTGGACGTGCGTATCAACAGCAACGGCGGTGAGGTTTATTCGGGCATCGCCATTTTCAATGCCTTGAAGAACAGCAAGGCCGACATTACCATCTACGTGGACGGCATCGCCGCCAGCATGGCCTCCGTCATCGCCCTTTGCGGCAAGCCCGTCCGGATGAGCCGTTATGCCCGTCTGATGCTTCACAGTGTCCAGGGCGGCTGTTACGGCAACAAGGATGAGATGAAGGACTGCATCCGTGAGATCGAGGCGCTTGAGGATACCCTTTGCGAGATGTATGCCACCCGTATGGGCAAGGACAAGGAGGAAATCCGCGCGATGTATTTTGACGGCAAGGATCACTGGCTGCGTGCCGACGAGGCGCTGGCGCTGGGGCTTATCGACGGTATTTATGACGCTGACCCGGTACCGGAGGACAGTACCCCCGAACAGGTATTTCAAATATTCAATAACCGGCTGCACAAGCCACAAAACGAGAATAGCATGAATTTAGACGAACTCAAGAGACGTCCGCGGTTCAAGAACTGTGCGACGGATGACGATTTCCTGCGTGAAATCGGACTGCTGGAAACAGAGGCTGGCAAAGTCCCGGCCCTTGATGCCGAGGTCACCCGCCTGAAGGGCGAACTGAAGGTGTTCCAGGACAAGGCGGATGCGGATGACGCTGCCGCGCGTAAGAAACTGCTTGATGATGCGGAACAGGACGGCCGTATCGATGCCGCCACCCGCCCCATCTATGAGAACCTTCTGGCAAAAGACCGGGAGAACGGGGAAAAGGCATTGGAGAAGCTTTTCCCAAAACGTAGTGTCATGACTGACCTTCGTGTGAATCCGACGGGTGAAAGCCCCTGGAACAAGCGCATGAGCGAGATTAAGGACAAGTTGAACCATAAATAAAACATTTGCCATGGCAATAGTAGTAAGAAACACGAATTACAACGGCGAGGTACTGGAGAAAATACTGGTCCTGGCCACCACCGGGAATGACCTTGTAGAAAAAGGTCTGATCATGGTGATCCCCGGTGTGGAGAAAAAAATCAGCCTGCCGCGTATCAAGACCGGCAAGATGCTCCAGAAGCGTAAGGAGAACCCGACTTTGGAAGACTCGAAAGGCAATTTCAATTACTCGGAGAAATCACTGGATCCGGAGGACTTCATGGCGTTCACGACTTTCAATCCCCGCGCCTTCGAGCATGTTTGGCGCAAGTGGCAGCCGAAGGGCAACCTCGTGTTTGCCGAACTTCCCCCCGAAGCGCAGAACACGCTTCTGGATGAACTTAGCAAGAGTGTGAAGTTCGAGCTGGGCTGGCATTACCTGAACGGCGAGTTCGGTTCGGACGACGACCACCTTTTCAACGGTATCCTGACCCAGGCGGCTAAAGATCCGGATGTGATCGTGGTTCCGGCTCCTTCCGATACTTCCATGATCGGCAAGTTGAAGGCTGTCCGCAAGGCTATTCCAAAAGCCCTGCGTGAGAATCCGAACCTGCGTATCCTGATGAGTATTGACGACTTCGACAAGTACGATGACGAGCTGACCGAACGCGAGTACAAGAACACGAGCGAGACGGACATCAACAAGAAGCGTTACAAGGGTATCACCATCGAGACGCTGAATTCCTGGCCTGATGGCCTTATCGTAGCCACGCTCTGCTCGATGAGCGCTGACGGCAACCTTTTTGCCGGTGTGAACCTCCAGGACGACGAGGAGGTGATCCAGATTGACAAGTGGATGAACTCCAGCGAGCTGTACTTCTTCAAGCTGCTGATGAAGGCCGACACGGAAATCGCCTTCGGCGAGGAGTTCGTGGTGCTTGACACCCGTGAGACTCCGGTGTTCAAGGCAGTGGAACGCAGCATTTCTGCCGATCCGGCCGCTCTTTCCTTCAAGGCCGCCGGTGAGAGCAAGGAGGTGAAGGTCACTGCCTCCGGTGATTACAGCGTGGTTTCCATTCCTGCCGGTTTCACGGCAGTCGGTACCGATGGCTCTCTGACGGTCACCGCCGGTGTGAACAGTAGCGGCAAGGCGGTATCCGGCACACTTGTACTGGGCCTGGACGCCGATCCGGAGAAGAAGGTGGAGATAGCACTGTCCCAGGCGGCCGTTGATGAAGAGGAAGGCGGTGAGTGATGGGAAAGCTGAAGTATCTTGTCATCCATTGCACGGCCACTCCTGAAGGGCGTGAGGTAAGCGGTGCGGAGATTCGCGCCTGGCATACGAACCCCGTCTCAAAGGGCGGCCGCGGCTGGAAGCAGGTCGGATATACCGACCTGTTCCATCTGAACGGCGGAGTGGAACGCCTGGTGAACAATAACGAGGACGCGAATGTGGACCCGTGGGAAGTGACCAACGGCGTGGCCGGTTACAATTCCGTGAGCCGCCATATCGTCTATGCCGGCGGGTGTGCAAAGGATGGTAAAACGCCTGCAGACACCCGTACCTCCTGGCAAAAAAAGGCGCTTGAGAAGTACGTGAAGGATTTCCACCGTCGTTTTCCCGATGTGAGAATCGTCGGTCACAATGAACTGGCGGCCAAAGCCTGCCCCAGTTTTGATGTACAGAGATGGCTTAAACAAATAGGTATAACTCAATAAATCAACAACAACATGAAAAGATTTCTTTTATTCTTTGTGCTGATACTCGGATTCGTGTCAGCAACTTTTGCCCAGACCGGTACAGTACCGGAAGTCGATTATAGCGCGATGATCACCACCTTTGCCGGTTTTGTCGGTGGCGTGGTGTTGCTCACGGAAGGGATCAAGGCTCTGTTTCCAAAAATGCAGGGCTTGGCGACACAGATTGTCAGCTGGTGTGTGGGCATTGTGGCCGCCATGCTTTTATGGTGGCTGGATGCGGGCTTTGTCGCTGATGCCACGTGGTATATCGCGTTGTGTTATGGGTTCGGTGCGTCCCTTGTGTCCAATGGTGTTGCCGATACGGGCTTTGTCCAGTGGCTCATCGGACTGTTTGCGGGTAAGGATGTCGGCAAATAGGCTTTGACCTGAAAGACCAGTGTGCGTATGGACTTCAGTGCAGTCATGAATCTGGTGCTGGGCGGTGGTCTGGTAGCCACGATAATAGCCATCATCACCCTGAAATCAACGGTCAGGGAAGCGAGGGCGAAAGCGGAGAAGGCTACCGCCGAAGCCGAGACGGTACGGATTGACAACACCGAACATGCCACCCGTATCCTGATCGAGAATATTGTAGAACCCTTAAAAGAGGAACTGAATGAAAACAGGAAAGCTTTGCAGGCGACCCGGCGTGAAATGGCACGTCTCCGGAAAGCCATTGATACTGCCAACAGTTGCAGGCATCATGATGATTGTCCTGTTCTTTACGGGATGCGCGAGTACTCGAAAGAGCAGGACGGAGGTGAACCGGAACAGCAGCCTGTCGTCAAGCGCCGACAACGTGTCAAACGTGAGGCGGGGGCTGTTGATGGCGGGGATTCCGAAATCGGCGGTGAGCCTGACGATCCCTCCGGACAGCCTCCGTAAACTTCCCTCCGGTTCGTCCTACCATTCCAGGAACGGGCAGGCGGGCCTGACGGTGAAGAGCGATGCGGCCGGCAATATCATAGCGGAGGCATCCTGCGACAGCCTCCAGCGGCTGGTACTGTGTTATGAGGAGGAACTGACCCGTATCCGTAATGAGACACATGAGGACTCATTCACAGTTGAAACGGAATTTGAACGTCGCTTTAGTCCCGTTAAAATAGCGCTGGCCGCTTTTATAACCGGATGTGTTGCCGGCATAGTATTAACTTTCAAAATCAAGAAACAATGAATAAGAATTTCATGTACGGCGTCGGTGCCGTGAAATACAAGGACTTTGTGGTGGGTTACATAGAGAAGAATTCGTTTGACATGGGCGGGCAGAAACCCGAATCCGCCAAAATCGAGGCGGAGCAGGTGCCGGGAACCCCGGTGCTTATCATTCCCCAGTCGAATGGCAGCATCGCCCCCACGTTCAACGTTATCCAGCTGAACTACGAAAACCTGCATAGCTTGCTGGGTGGTACCATGCACTACAAGGAAGAGGACTCGGAAAAGAAAACCCCGATTGGTTGGACGGCCCCGACGGCAGCCGTGTTGCTGACCGGTCCGTGGGAAATAGCCCTTGTTTCGGGGCAGAGCATCCTGATTCCCAATGGCACGCTACTTTCCAATCTCGGCGGCAAGCTGACCCTGACAGAAACGGCGAAAATCGAATGCACGCTGGAAGTGGCCATGCCGGAAGACGGCTCCCAGCCCTATGGCGTATTCAATACGGATTCTATCCCGGAAGAGTGGAAACAGTATAAACTGCCTTCTGCTGAATCTGCCGCTGCTGCTTCCACTAACCCGGCCGAGGAGTAGCGTATGGACGAAGCTGTCATCAAGCAGATCCAGCGTGAGGGTGCGGACGCGCTGCTGGATATCGGTGTGAGCGTCCCGCTGAAAGCGTTTCATATCCCTTTCAGGAAATCCCCGCTGGAGCTGCGCGTGACCATGAGGCGGCCTTATATGTCCGGTCAGATTCTTTTTGCCCGGACATATTTGTCGATGGGGATCACCAGTGAGGAGATGTGGGGGTTCAGCAAGGAGGAGGAAATGCAGTTTCTGGCCTCTCACGGCAAGGCGGTGAGCCGTATGGTGGCCTATACCCTTTGTCGTGGTCCTTTCAGCCGCCGCGTGCTTTTGCGCCCGGTGGCATGGCTCATAAGGAACTTCATGGAACAGCGTTATCTGGTGGGTGCGATCAAGCGTTTTGTCAGCCTGATGGGTACCGACCCTTTTATACCTATTATCAGATCAGCCGAGCGGACGAATCCGATGAGCTTGAGACTGAGCCAAAGAAAGAAGGGGAGTTAAAGAGCCGTTATGAAGGCTCCCATAGCCCTTTCGGTTTTGTGTGGCAGATTGCCAGTGCCACCGGCTGGAGCGTGGACTATATACTGAACAAGGTGAATTACCAGACCCTGATCATGATGCTTAGTGACGCTCCCCGGTATATCCGTGACAAGTCTGGATCTTCCGGTCCTGCGGATGAGCGGAGCGCCGAGGATGAAGCGGATGGAATAGTAGGATTTTTTCAAAGCAAGCTAAAATAGATGAAACCGGTACAAATAGAATTCCTTATGGTGGACCATTTGAGCGCCCGTCTTGACAAGGCCGTGGGCAAGATCGAGCGGATGTCCCAGCAGGCATCGTCCGCCAACAGACAGATCCGGGAACTTGACAGGAGCGGTTCCCTGTTGAACAACACCGTCGGCAAGCTGGCAGCCGCCTTTACTATCAAGGAGCTGGTGTCGAACATCACCAAGGTACGCGGCGAGTTCCAGCAGCTGGAGGTGTCGTTTCAGACCATGCTCGGCAGTGCGGAGAAGGCCGACACCCTGATGCAGCAGTTGGTACATACGGCCGCGACCACTCCTTTCGGCCTGGAGGATGTCGCGCAGGGTGCCAAGCAGCTTCTTGCCTACGGGTTTGAAGCGGAGAAAGTGAACGAGACGCTGATCCGCTTGGGTGACATCGCTGCCGGACTTTCCATCCCTTTGAACGATCTGGTCTATCTTTACGGCACCACCATGTCCCAGGGACGGCTTTATACACAGGACCTGAACCAGTTCACCGGCCGGGGCATCCCTATGATCGCCGAACTGGCCAAGCAGTTCGGCGTGGCTGAAAGCAAGGTGAAGGAGCTTGTGGAGGAAGGCAAGGTCGGTTTTCCCGAAGTGCAGAAGGTCATAGAGAGCCTGACGGACGAGGGCGGAAAATTCGGTGGTCTGATGGAGGCACAATCCAAAACGATAACCGGACAGATCTCCAATATAGAGGATGCCGTTTCAATGATGTTCAATGAAATCGGGCAGCAGTCGGAAGGTGTCATCAACACCACGCTTTCCGGTGTTTCCTACATGGTGGAGCATTACGAACGTTTCGGCCGTATCCTGCTCGGGCTTGTCGGCACGTATGGTGTGTACCGGACCGCCGTCATGACAGTCACGGCCGTGAAAGGCTGGGCGGTGGCTGCGGAGGCGTTGCATTACAACTGGCTCCTGCTGGTTGAGAAAGCGCAGAAGATGCTCAACCGGACCATGCTTTCCAATCCCTATGTGCTGGTTGCGACCCTGCTTGCCGGTGTTGCCGTGGCACTGATCTCCATGAAGACGGAAACCGAACGTTTGCAGGAATCCGAGGAAAGGTATCAGCAGCAGAAGCAGAAAACCATAGAGGCCGAGGAAGAGCACAGGCGCAAAATAGAGGAGCTGTGTTCCATTGCCGGGGATGAAGCCGTGTCCACGGATGCCCGGCGTGAGGCGCTAAACAAGCTGGAACAGAAATATCCGGATATATTCTCCAAATACGACACCGAGTATGAGAAACTGAAGAATATCAAGAAAATCAAGGAAGAGATAGCCCGATTGGAAGCCGGTGAGTCCATATCCAATCCCGCCAATGAATTGAAACGTGTGGATGACAGGATAAAAGAACTTGAAGGCAAGACCCGGTTGGCAACCGAATATTACCAGGACAGCTACGGGCGGCAAAGAGCCCGATATGTCCAGAAATCCGCACGTTCAAGGGATGAGGAGGCAGAGCTTCAGAATCTGTACGGAAAACGCAAGAGCCTGAACGGACAAATCCGCAAGGACGAGGTAAATGCCTATTTCGAAAACCTGACCGGTGTGAGTAACGAGACCCTTGCACAGCAGATAAAGCAGCGTAGAACCCTGCTTGCCCGGATGTCTGTCCAGGAGAAGGAATACGGAAAGATTACGCAGGGTGACGAAAATCTTACCGGAACTTATTCCCGTGACGAACTGAAGTATCAGCTGAACAAACTGGTTTCGGAACAAAACCGGCGTAACCTGCCCACGGATTCAAGCACTGACTGGGTGGCTGCGGCAAAAGAGAAATACCAGGACGCGCTCAAGGCTTATAACGCCTTTCTTCAGGAAACGTCCAACAGCCTTTCCCGTGAGGAGTTTGAGAAGAAGGCGAAAGAACTGAAGGATGCCGTCGATACCGCCAAAAAGGAGTACGACAAGGTCAAGCCCGGTGAGGATAAGGATTCCGAGGCCGAACGGAAGAAGGCGGACAAGGCGGAGAAGGAAGCCCAACGCCGCAAACAGGTTTCTGAAAAGCTGGGCCAGGAACTCGTCGGGCTGCAAAGGAAGAATGACGAGGCGGAGATTGAGATGATGACCGAGGGGCTGGAGAAGAAGCTGCGCCAGATAGACAATGAATACCAGGCACGCAAGGATGAAATAGCCAAGCAGGAAGCCGGTTGGAAACGTGACAACGCGAAAGCGGGGCAGTCCGGTTCGCTGTCGGAAGATCAGCAGTCCGAAATAGACAAGGCCCGTGAGTTGAACGAGTCCGGCCGACAGAAAAAAATAGCGGAAGCTTATCGGGAAGAGTTCGGAGTGATGCAGGAATATTTGCAGGCCTACGGCACCTTCCAGCAGAAGAAACTCGCCATCGCGACCGAATATGCGGAAAAGATACAAAAGACGACATCCGGCAGCGAGAAGCTCTCTCTCGGTGTTGAACGTGACAGCAAACTTGCCGGCATCGAAGTGCAGGAACTGAAAGCCCGTATTGACTGGGGTACTGTCTTCGGTGAATTCGGCGGGATGTTTTCCGATATGATAAAGCCTGTATTGGCGGATGCCAGAAAATACATGCTCACTGACGAGTTCCGAAATGCCGACCATGCCAGTCAGGACGCGCTTGTCTCTGCCGTCCAGCAGATGGAGAGGGCTTTGGGCGGTTCCGGCAAGGTCAGTTTCAAGAAACTGGGTGCCGAGGTTACTGCCTACCAGAAAGCCCTTTCAGACCTGAAGGAGGCACAGGCGGTGTATGCGGACACCTATACGGCGCTCATTGCCGCCCAGAAATCATACATTGAGGCGCAACAGTCCGGAACCGAACAGGAGAAGGAGTCCGCCCGGCAAGCCCTGGAAACGGCGCAGGCTAATGCCGATGCCGCGAGTGAGAATATAAACGCCTTGCAGGAAACGGCTGACAGTGCCCGGCAGTCCCTCTCGAATACTGCCTCCGGTCTGAAGACCAGTATGGAGAATGTGAGGGACGGATTGCAGCAGATTGCCTCCGGCAGTATCAGCGGGGCGTATAATGGCCTGATCACACTCGGCAAAGGTGCCAAGGAAGTGGACGGCAAACTGGGCGAGGCTTTCGGAAAGGTTTCCGAAACACTTGAGGATGTGCCTGTTGTCGGCTGGATTGTAAGTATTATAGACCTTTTCAAGGATGGTTTGAGTGTGGTCATCGGTGGCCTGCTCGACGCGGTGTTCAATGCCGTGAGCGGTATTCTTGACGATGTGCTTTCCGGTGATCTTTTTGTGACTATCGGAAAATCGCTGCTTTCCGGTGTGGGCAAGATATTCGACGCATTGACCTGGGGCGGATTTTCCTCCTGGACGACTTCAAGCAATGCCAAAGAGGTCCAGGAAACCATCGACCGGCTGACCGAGCGTAACGAGACCTTGCAGACGGCTATCGAGGACCTGACGGAGGAGATCAAGGCGAGCAAGGGTACAAAGTCCGTGGCCGCCTACCGGGATGCCTACAGGCTCCAGCAGGAGACGAACTCGAACTATCTGGACATGGCCATGTCGCAGGCCGGCTATCACGGTTCGCATCACAGCTGGAATTATTACTGGGGCGGTTTCTCACAGGAACAGATTGACCGTTTGAGCGGTCAGATCGGGCGTAGCTGGAACGGTGACATCTGGAACCTAAGTCCGGAGGAGATGAAGAAGTTGCGCAGTAACGTGGACATGTGGACGCAGATCCAGGATACCGGCAAGGGCGGATATGGAGGTCGTCTGACCGAGAAGCTGGATGACTACATCGACCAGGCGGGCAAGCTGGAGGAACTTACCGACCAGCTGTATGAAGGTCTCACCGGTATTTCCTTTGACAGCATGTACAGCAGTTTCGTGGATAACCTGATGGATATGAAGTATGATGCCGCAGCCGCGGCGGAGGACATATCCGAGTATTTCATGCGTGCGATGCTGTCAAACAAGATCGGTGAGCTGTATTCCGACAAGCTGAAAGGCTGGTGGGAGAAATTCGGCAAGGCGATGGAAGACAATGACCTTACAGAAGCCGAGCGTAAGGCTCTCCAGGACGAGTACATGAAGTATGTCGAGGAAGCCGTCGCTCTTCGTGACAATCTTGCCGCGGCCACCGGGTACGATAACTCGGGCGGTACGAGCCAGAGCGCCAAAACCGGCGGTTTTTCAGCCATGACACAGGACCAGGGTACAAAACTGGACGGCATGTTCACCAGCGGGTTGCAACATTGGTCGAGCATCGATGAGAAGATGGAGAGCGTCATCGACAAGATGAACACCGCCGAGGGGCATCTTGCCCGTATCGAGGAGAACACCGGCACGAGCGCGTCGCACCTTGGCAAAATAGAGGAAGAGATTCGTAAAATCAATCGTGACGGAGTAAAATGCAAATGATATGGAAAAGATATTAGGCGGTCTGGTACTTGTCAACGGTACCGACATCTGGAGCACATACGGGGTGTTCCTCGTTGAGGACAAGCGCGGCGGGATGGATAACCTGACCGCCATCCTGACCCCGAGCAAGACGAAAACGGATACGGCCGTGAATATCCGGGAGGAGGACGGGGAGAAATATTCCTCCGTGCTGACGCCCAGGAATGAGGCCCGTGACGTGACGCTTCATTTCGCCCTGTTTGGCAAAACGCAGGCCGGCTGGCTGAAGAAGTATTTCGAGTTCATCAATTTCCTGAAGAAAGGCCGTGACGGGTGGCTTGAGATTTCCTTTCCCCAACTTGCCCTGACTCTCCGTGTGAAATATACGGATTGCAGCAAGTTCCAGCCTCTGACCTATCTCTGGAAGGAAGGCGTGCACGCCGGCAAGTTCAAGGTGAAGTTCCGGGAACCTGTCCCGGTCATATAAATGTGATTCAAACCCTATTCAAACGACGTTTAAATAAGATACAGACATGCTGACCATCTATGACAGCAACGGCAACAGACGGACCGATATAGAGGCGGGTGACAGCTCCACCCAGGTGAAGGAGGTACAGGGTGACAATGTCCTGACACTCTCTTTCACGCATTACGAATATATCGCCCTGGACGTGAATGACCGGGTGGACTTTGAGGGTGAGCGCTACTGGCTGACCGAACGGTACGCCCCGAAGCAGAAGAGCGGCCAGGAGTGGGTATATGATTTGAAGTTTTACGGCATCGAGAGCCTGGTGAGACGTTTTCTTGTGCTGGAGACCACCGACGGGAACACCGAGCCTGTGTTCACGCTGACAGCGACTCCGCGTGAACACGTGGCCATGATCGTGAAGTGTATCAATGACGGAATGAACCACACCACCGACTGGAAAGTGGGGCGGGTGGACGGTACGGACCTTATCGTCATCGATTACGAGGGGAAGTACTGCAACGAAGCCCTGAAAGAGATAGCCGAAGCGGTCGGCGGGCAGGCTGAATGGTGGGTGGAAGGCCAGACCGTGAACGTGTGCCGGTGTGAGCATGGCGAGGAAATAACGCTGGGCTACGGGAAGGGACTGACCGGAATCGAACGCGACACGACGGGTACCGACAATTTTTATACCCGGTTGTTCCCGGTAGGCAGCACGCGGAACATAGATCCGTCAAAATACGGGCATAGCCGCCTGATGCTTCCGGGGGGCAGGCAATATGTCGAGATACATACGGAGGAGTACGGCATCTATGACCGTTACGAGCAAGACGCCTTCAGCGGCATTTATCCCCGCAGGATCGGGGCTGTCAGCAGTGTGCGCAGCGAAGATGTGAAAGATGACGACGGCAACCCTTTCACGGTCTATTATTTCAGGGACGACAGCCTGAACTTCGATCCGAACGATTACGAGCTGCCCGACGAGACCAAACGTGTATCGTTCCAGGACGGTGACCTTTCCGGACTGGGGCAGGGTGAGGACCACTGTTTCGAGGTGAATTTCAACAGTGCCACCCGTGAGTTCGAGATTATTACGATATGGCCCTATGATGATGACACGCAACTCCCCGGCGGCAAACTTGTCCCGAAATCCGGTGACCGTTATATTCTCTGGAATATCCGTATGCCGGACGAATATTACCCGCTTGCCGAGGAGGAGTTTCTTACGGCGGTGGAACAGTTCAATACCGAACACTGGCAGGATCTTGCCGTTTACAAGGCCCCGACTGACCATGTGTGGATTGAGGAGAACGGTGTTTCCCTGTCCGTAGGCCGCCGTGTGAGACTTGAAAGCGAGGAGTATTTCCCCGAAACCGGTTATCGCAGCAGCCGTATCACGAAAATTACCCGGAAGGTGAACCAACCCGGGGAGATGGACATCGAGATCAGCGATGCCCTGCATAGTGGTGCGTTTGAACGGGTGAATGACAGTATCGGGGAACTGAAAAACTATACGAAGTCAAAGGCGGAGGGTACCGCGCTTCCTGACATTATCCGTAGCTGGGACAAGACACTGCCTACGGACAACAATCTTTTTTCTGCGCGGAGAAGCCAGGCGGAACACATCAGCAAAAAAAAGAATGACCGTGCAAAGGGGAAGATCACCTTCGAAGCGGGAGCCTCTTTCGGACAGGAGGATAATGCGGGTATTGATGACAAGGGCAATGCCGAGTTGCTGACCCTTGTCGTGCGTGAGCTTCTTCGCAGTCCGAAATTCGTGGACGGTCTTTTCGGTGAGGGCTGGCGGCTCTGGATGGAGGACGCTTTGTCCCATCTGACCATCGACAAGCTGACGGTACGCCAGGTCATGGTAGTATTGGAGCTGCTTATCGAGAAGGTACGCAGCGTCGGCGGCCAGCTTTGTGTCAGTGCCGCCAACGGGAAAATAAAGACCGCTGTTCTTGAGGGCGGTTACTGGAGGATCACCTTCGAGCAGGAGAACACTTTCGTGGCCCATGACCTCATGCGCTGCCAGACCTTCAGCGGCGGGAATTTGAAAAGCTATTGGGTTGAGGTGACCGGCGTGGAGGGTGGTTCCATCATCGTGGGCGAGGACGAGTTCGGCGCTTCCCTTCCGGAGGCTGGTGACGAGTGCGTGCTGATGGGCAACACGGAGAATCCGTTGCGCCAGAACCTGATCCTGATCTCCGCCACCGAGGACGGGCAGCCCCGTGTGGACGTGATGGACGTGGTGAAGGCGAAGAACTTCACCGGCTGCCTGCGTGCCCGTCTGGGCAACCTTGACGGTATCAGTGACGACTGGTTCCCTTCAGACAACCAGCCTCACGGTGATGGCCTGTACAGCGACAACGCCTACCTGCGTGGTACGTTCCTTCTGGTAACGGGCGAGGATATCAAGACGAAGTTCGAGATAGTCGAGGGGAAAATCGTCAGTTCCGTCACCGCCCTGCGGAATGACTTCGCCACCGAGCGCGGCTACCTGAATAACCCCGCCTTTGATGACGGCCTTATGAAGTGGAACACGGAGAACGAGACCGTGTTCTTCCTTGTGGGCAACCGGTGGATCTGGGCGAACGGTAACGTCTTGACGAGGAAGGGTGACAGCGCGAGCGTGAGCGAGGATGACGGCCGTACGGTTGTCCGGATTCGTAACAAGTACATCCTCCAGAAACGTGAGAACCTGAAAAGTATTCCCTCCATGCCTGAAAATGACAGTGGGGAGAAGGAAGCCGTCCCGGTGTTCCTGACTTTCTTTTACCGCTGTGCCAAGGCCGGCACGCTGCGTGTGGAGTTTGTGGGTGTGGATAAGACAGGCTTTGCCAATTTCAACAGCATGGAGGTGGAGGAAGAACTGTCCGCGACCGACGGGTACGTACAGTACACCTGTAGCGGACTCTGGAACGGTACAGGTGATTTTAAATTGAGTTTTACCGGTGATATTTACCTGTATATGCTCATATTGAGCACCGACCGTGTGGAATCCCTGACACACCGTTATAAAACCCTTTTCGAGCAGTCGGAGCGTCTGGTAAAGATTTCGGCGGCGGTGTTCGACAAAGACGAGAACCTGCTGGAAGAGACCGGCCTGATGGTTACTTCCAAATATTCCGGGTTGTATGCCATTGACGGTGATGGAAATTTGAAATCCCTTGTAGGTGTTGGGGGTGACGGCGTAAAAATCAAGGGCGATAATATCACTTTGGAGGGGCTTGTTACGGCTAATGATAATTTCAAGATTCTGGAAGACGGTAGTATTGAGACGCGCAACGCCAAGATTTACGGTACAGTGTATGCCTATGAGGGTAAAATCGGCGGTTTTACGATTGATTCCGGACGGTTGTACTGGAAAGCCGGTGATTATTTCGGCAATGATTCCCGCAGTCTGAAACTTGGTGTCTCACAAACGGACATGGAGGGTATTGTGGATGTGTCCTTTAATGCCGCCACGCAGGGACGGTTCGGTGTCAAGGCCGTAGGCTCGAATCTGGGTGGTGCCGCTATCTATGCCTCCAGCAAGTCCTCTGGTCAGAGCTATCCTATCAGTGCCAATACTTATGCCGGCTATTTTGACGGTGGTGTGCATGTGAACGGGGCGGTGTATTGTGGTGATATCCTGTCGAACAATTACGGTACGGGATGGAGCCTGGCCAGCGATGGGACATACAGTTACCGAAAGGGTGTTTCAGGTACCTTCCAGTGGGCTGTAAAGAGTGATTTTATAACTTATAACTATACCCTTGAGGTTGTTAATGGAATTGTCGTTAAGATGACATATATCTAAAAATAAAGGATATGAAAGTAAATTTTAATGTGTATTTTAAGGATTTCGACGGTAGCGTGCTGTTGATTGATAAGAAACCCCAGTGTATGGGAGTCATAGTCTCCCAGTGCCTGTTCAACGGTACCGGTTTCCGTCCGAGCGGTAATATTCAGACGGATAATGAAAAGAAATTACATGCTTACAGTCTTTGCATGAGGATTATGGGTTCCGATGCGGATGTGGATCTGACATCGGAGGATGCGGTTTTGATAAAGGAAGCTGTTACCGGTCTTACTCCGGGCTGTTATTCCCAAATAGTGAAACAGATAGAAGGGTAATGGAGGATTAGCCATGACAAATGCGGAAAAACAGGAGATCCTGAACGCTATCAAGGCCGAGAGCCAGAGCGTTGATGAACTTGTGGAGGTCAGCTCCCTTGACAATATCAAAAGTCTCCCCGCCCTTCGCGGCAGTGAGCTGGTGAGTGCTCCGCTTACCCTTTTGCGTAAACCGGCCGATGATGCCGCTGCCACGGCGAATGCGTCTGCCACGAAAGCGGATAATGCTGCGGCTTTGGCGAATAAAGCTGCGGGTATGGCGTCTGATGCGGCCGGTACCGCCAATCAGGCTGCTGAAACTGCAAATTCCGCCGCGGCAGCGGCATCCGCGGCTGCGAAACAGGCGGAGGATGCCGCCGCCGGTGTGAACGACGGTTTGGTCGGTGGCATGACGGCCGTCCCTGATGAGGAGAACGACACGGTGAAACTCACCCTGCTGGGGAAGACCGGGACGGAGATTGCCTCCGTTGATATTCCCGGTGGTACGGGTGGTGGCGGTAACACGTATAATGTGACGGCGGAAGTCCCTTTGGAGAGCGGTTATTATGTCCTTTCCTCCGCGATCGGTGCCGTGGATGAGAAATACCGTTACAAGGGCCGTTGCATCACCTATGAAGTCTCGCAGGGCAAATGGGAGACCAAACAGTTCGTGGGGACAAGTCTGTCGAGCTGGGAGCAGGAGGCGAGCTGGGAGGACTTCGGCGGTGCCGGAACGATGAAGAGCCTGACGGTGAACGGCGAGAAGAAAGTTCCCGACAGCGAGGGCAACGTGGATCTGACCATCGACAAGCTGGAAGTGGACGAGAGCCTGGATGCTGACAGTACCAATCCCGTCCAGAACAAGACCGTCGCCGCCAAATTCCAGGAGGTGGAAGCCGGTACCGTGTTCGGCATGAGCGCGGAAGTGAGCGACGACGAGAGCAGTGTCCGCCTTGCGCTGACCAACAAGAGCGGGGCGGAGATCGCGAGCGTTGACATCCCGGCCGACAGCGGTGGCGGCGGTGAGTCCTCCACCACCAAGATCGTGCTGCTTGCCGAGACCGACAAGAAAACCGTGAAGGAAGGCGGAGCGGTGAAACTTACCTATACCTATGACCACCAGGTTGCCGGCGGTGATGACAAGGGTAGCAGTACCGGACAGAAAGCGACCGTCACCATCCAGGTGAAGCGCGGGACGACCACCACTTATTCCTCCTCGCTGAAGGAAGTGAGCAAGGGTACCTATACCCTTGACCTGACCAAATACCTGCTGGTGGGCACGAGCGATATCTACGTCATTGCCGAGACTACCGATCCCACCACGGGTAAGGCGCAGAAGAAGCAGGCGTACGTGAGCGTGAAGAGCGTCACCCTGTCCCTTTCCTGCGGTTACAACCTGGCGGCCACCATCCAGAACGGCGGTTACGGTACCTATGATTCCGCGAGTATACCCTACGCCGTGAGCGGTACCGGCACGAAAACCGTCAGCCTGTACGTGGACGGTGTACAGCAGAACGCGCATACGGTCACCCGCAGCGGCACGACGAACGGCAGTTTCGAGGTTTCCATGACCGGCCTGTCCGTGGGGCGGCATACCGCCCAGCTGGTGGCCGAGATGGAAACTGACGACCTCACGCTGAAAAGCGAGAGCATCCATATCGACCTGCTGAAGGCCGGAACCGGCGCGCCCTTCATCGGTTTGAAGCTCATTCATGCCGACGGGCATGTCCTCGGACGGGACGAGCATCTGGAGCCGGTCCTTGAAGCCGGCCGCTACGAGAAGCTCACTTTCGACTGGGTGGCCTATGATCCCGACCGTGTGCCCGCTGAAGTGGAGTTCTGGAAAAACGGCGTCAAGAGCAGTACCGTGAGCGCTTCCCGCAGCATGATGACCTACAGTAACCGGTTTACCGAGGAAGGCACGCAGACGCTTGTCCTGAAAGCCGGTCCGACCGGGTACACTTTGCGCATCGACGTGGGTGAGAGCGGTATCGATATCAGCGAGGCCACCTACGGCCTAGCGGTCAAGCTTGACGCGGCGGGTCGCAGCAACGGGGAGAGTAACCCCGGAACATGGGAGTCGAACGGCGTGGAGACCACGTTCGAGGGTTTTGACTGGAGCAGCAACGGCTGGACGGGTGAGGCGCTGAAGCTGACCAACGGTGCGAAAGCCGTCATCGGCTACCGGCCCTTTGCCACCGATGTGAAAAGTACGGGGCTGACCATTGAACTGACCCTCCGGGTAAGCAATCCCACTGACAGCGATACCGCAGTTGTGGACTGTCTCGACAGTGGCAAGGGGCTTTATATCACCCCTTCGGAAGCGAGTTTCAAGACCGGTGAGAAAGTGTCCTATACCAACGAGGACGACGAGCTGGTGGAGCGTGAGATCAAGCTGGGCACGAATTATGTGGAAGACCGGTGGATCAAGGTGGCCCTCATGGTGGGTACCCGCAATGAGAGCCGTCTGATGGAGCTTTATGTGGACGGCAACCGTACCGGTGCCGACATCTACGACAACGCCTTCAGCTTCCGCCAGGACAATCCGAAATATATCACCATTGACAGCGCCGGGGCGGACGTGGAGGTAAAGAGCGTGCGTATCTATACCCGCCGGTTGAGTGACGACGAGGAACTGGAGAACCGGATGGTGGACAGTGTGGACGGTGAGGAGATGATCGCGCTGTACGAAGAGAACGATATCCTGGGTGATACCGACACTGTGGATATGGACAAGCTGCGTGCCAAGGGCAAGGGGGTGCTGCGTATCGTGCGCCAGAACAAGCTCGATGACGTGTATGCCGAGAACAACAAGAAGACGGACTTTTCGGCTGATATCTTCTATTACTCCCCTTTCGGATCCGAATACGACTTCGTGCTTCGTGACTGTTATATCCGTATTCAGGGTACCAGTTCCACGAAATATCCGAGCAAGAACATCCGTATCTATATCAGCAAGGGCGGCACGAACCTTAGCTTCACCGTTGGCGGCAAGGAGCAGGCGGAAAAGAAATATCCCGTCCGTCCCGGTGGCATCGCCATGAACCTGATCTGTCTGAAGAGTGATTATTCCGACTCGTCCATGTCGCTGAACACAGGCGGTGCCAAACTGTTCAACGACGTGCTGAAGGAGATGGGGCTTCTCACCCCTCCGCAGCGTTACCAGTACGAGACGGGCGGCAGCGATTTGAACGCGGTCACCGTGCGTACCGCTATCGACGGTGTGCCTATCGACATGTTTGTGGCGGCTGCGGAGGACGGCGAGAACGACTATGTGGGGCAGTACAACTTCAACAACGAGAAAAGCAAGAGCGGCGACCTGTTCGGCCTTAGTGGCGTGGAGGGTTACGATCCTGCCTGTCCCCTCACTCTGGAAATGCTGAACAATACCGAGGCCATGTGCCTTTTCAAGACCACAAGTGACGCTCATCTGGAGGAGGTGTTTGATGCCGGTGCCGAGACCAACGTTCCGGATGATGTGAAATGGGCGGGCCTTGACGAGTCGCAGCGTACGGCCGTGAAACGGTTGTACGCATGGATACGCTCGTGTGTTCCGGACGGTGCGACGAGCGCCGACCTCTCCACTTTTAAGAGCGAGAAGTTCAGGGACGAGATAAGTGACTATTTCGACAAGGCTTTCCTGCTGACGTATTACCTCTGGACGGACTATTTCCTTGCCGTTGACCAGCGTGCGAAGAACATGATGCTGCGCACGTGGGACGGCCTGATATGGTACATCACCTACTACGACGGTGATACCCAGATGGGAAAACGCAACGACTGTTTCCTGGTGTATGACTACACCACCGACCGCGACACTTATGATGCCGAGGCCGGGAAATATGCCTTTGAAGGCCGTGACAGCTGGCTTTGGAACCTCGTTCTGGCCAACCTGGACGCTGACCTGAAGACACAGGCGCAGGCTCTTCGCGGTGTACTTACCACCAGCCGTGTCCTGGACATGCTGAACGTGGAGCAGGCGGGCAACTGGTGCGACCGTGCCTATAACAAGAGCGGCGAGCTGAAGTACATCCTGCCCGCCACGCAGGAGATGTACGGCAAGGTGTGGCCGTTCATCTACGCCCTTCAGGGCAGTAACCGTGCGCACCGTGAATATTTCGTGCGTAATCGTTTCGCCCTTCTGGATGCCAAGTACGGCACGAGCAATTTCACCAGTGACAACATCGACCTCTATCTGGCACGTACGGCTGCTGACACCCCCGACGTGCTGAAGATTACGGCCAACGAGGTTTATGCTTTCGGCTACGGTACGAACAACAGTCCGAATATAGGGAATACCGGCATCATCAAGAAAGATGCGGCTGCGAGCCTTTCCATCACCGGTGCCTATACGGTGAACGATCCCTTGAGGGTTTATGGCGCGAGCCGTATGAAGGTGCTGGATATGAGCGGGGCCGCCGACCACCTGAAAAACGCTTTCGACCTGGGCAAATGTACCGTGCTGCGCGAACTGAACCTTCAAAGTTCCGGCAACGGCAGTACCGGCTGGTGGTTGAACATCGGCAACTGCAAGCAGCTACGTAAACTCAACCTTCGTAACCAGGCACAGGCGAAAACCGGGGGAAGTACCAGTACCGAGCTGGATTTGAGTGCGCAGACCAAGCTGGAAGAACTTGAGACCCGCGGTACGCAGGTGCAGAGCGTGGTGCTAGCCAAGGGTTCTCCCGTGACGCTGCTCCACCTTCCCGGTACACTGACCAGCCTCCGTCTGGAATATCTGGGCAGACTGACCACCGGCGGGCTGACATTGGAAAGCTACAGCAAGGTGAAGACCTTCATCTTTGACAGTTGTCCAGGTATTGACTGGGAAACCCTGCTGGGCCGTTGCACGGGTGTGGAACGTATCAGAGTAACCGGTATTGACCGCGAGGATGACGGTACGTGGCTGAATAAGTTTGTCGGGATGGGCGGTGTGGATTCCGATGGCAATACTACGGACACGTGCGCTTTGGTGGGTACGGTACAGCTCACGCGCTACATTGATGACGATACGTACAGCGCTCTGAAGGCGCACTTCCCGGAACTGAATATCCGGCAGCCGGAATACACGATGATCGAGTTCGACGACGAGGTATCGGATGACGCGAACGTGAGCAACCTTGACAACGGTACCGGCTACAAGTATGACAACGCGTATGAGGTGAGCGGTCATATTTCCGCCATCCTGAAGCAGCGTCACCGTGTACTTGCTAAAGTGACTAAAAAAGCGACGACGCGGGGTGTGAACATGGCGAACGTTGATACCACGGTGAACAACCTGGACGGTGAGATGACCTACTACCCGCTGGACGACACGGACAGCAACAAGTACGCCGACGGCACGGCTGCCAGACTGGACGGCACTGAAGGTGACTGGATGATGTACGAGCCCTTCTTCTGGAGCAAGGGTATCAATGATTACCTGAACGGCAAGCATTACTCCTGTTACAGCAGTAACGGTTCGGATAACATGCCTTCCGTTCCGGATGCTGACGTCCTTACGCTTGACGACATTAAGGGCACGAGTGGCGGTTATCTTTCCGGTCGTAAGATCATGAGCGGAAAGGATACGCTTTCGAACAGCTACAGTACTGACAGTACGTATTCGGTATGCAAGGTGAACGTGGACGGTTACAAGCGTGTGCGTTTCCCGAGCGTTCCCGGTACAAGCCTTGTCGGAAGCATTTTCACAGACGATTCCGGCACGGTCATCAGTTCAATCGTCGTCCCTACCTTGAGCAACAAGTTCGAGGCCGGTATGTACCTGATTGCCGATGTTCCGGAGGGTGCCACTGCTCTTCACTTCTCCATTCTGAACACGGCAGAGTTCGATAAGGTTGTCCTTTCTAACAGTGACAGGATCGAGGATATGGAACCCGAATGGGTGCCTAATGACGAGCACTTGTGTGCCGTTGTGGGCAGCAGTGTTGTCGGTTCCAAACTTCGCGCCTGCATTACCGGCGGGAGCACTACGGCGAGCATGACCTGGGCTGATTTTCACTATTACAGTGTCCAGCGCGGTATGCAGCAGATTGATGCCCTTATGCACTCGCGCATCGCGAATCTTTTCTACGCGAAGTACGGTCGTCGTGACAGCCAGGAACAATGCGGCGCGGGCTCTCACACGAACAACCGTACTACGGGTGGTACTGCCAGCCGCGGGATGACGGACACGATCGGCTACGAGGAAGCCTCCTCAATCAACCCTAATGTGACGAACAGCCTGATAGAAAACTCCGTCCACCAGTATGCGTGGTACCGTGAGAAGGATGACTACGGCGGGGCCACGGTTACGCAGGTGAATAATATTTGCTGCCTTGGCTACGAGGACATCTATGGTCATAAATATGACATGATGGACGGCGTGGACCTCCCTAATGACACGGGCAATTCCGGGAAGTGGCGCATCTGGATGCCTGACGGCAGTACCCGCCTGGTTAAGGGTTCCGTGAGCTCCGGTATCTGGATTACCGCCGTGGCGCATGGCAAATATATGGACGTGATTCCGGTGGGTTCCGTTTCGGGTTCCTCCTCGACAAATTACTGCGACATCTACTACATATCCACTGCCTCCGGCCGTGTGGTCTATCGTGGCGACAGCTCCGCGTACCCGTATGGCGGTGTTTCGATGTCGAATGCGAGCTACGATTCCTCGAATACGAGCACGAACATCGGTTCTCGTCTGGCCTTCCGCGGCCGGCTCGTTAAGGCGTCGAGCGCCGTGGCGTTTAAAGCGATAAGCGAGGTTGCATGATCGGCCGCGTAAAGCGTCAAAGCGGGAGCGAAGCGACAAAACGTCCGGTGTTCCCCGAGCAGGGGAACGCCGTTCATTACGGGCGTCAGCCCGTCGAAAAATATTTTTTGACGTCAGGTTTTGTATCTGTTTGTTAAATAATAATTTGAAAATAGTACTTTTGCATTTGAAAGGTGGCGCCTCCCCATAGGCCGTGTGGTCTATCGTGGCAACAACAACGCGAACCCGAATGGCGGTGTTTCGATGTCGAATGCGAACAACGATTCCTCGAATACGAACACGAACATCGGTTCTCGTCTGAACAACAATCGAAAGGAAATTTTAATCGGCGTACAACACCGGGGACTTGTCCCCACCGTGGTGCCGAGGGGGGCAAGCCGCAGTAACAGCGGTCCGCAAGGGCCGGAAAACTGAAAAATAAAGTGTCGGGTAGGGTTTGGTAGGCCGGAAACGGTTCGAAGAAGCCGGGCCCGGGGGATTGAAGGCCCCGTATTAAAAGCAATAAACAGTAATTTATGCGCAGGGTTGGGTATATCATCGAGGAGATCGTGGAGCCTTCCAACATGGAGGCTTCCTTCCGGCAGGTCCTTCGCGGCAGCAAGCGTAAACGCAGCCGCCAGGGGGGCTATCTGCTCGCGCATAAGCCCGAGGTGTTGGAGGAGCTGGCCGCGCAGATCGCATCCGGTACTTTCCGCGTGAAGGACTACCGTGAACGCGAGATCATCGAGGGCGGCAAGCTGCGCCGCATCCAGGTGATCCCGATGAAGGACCGCATCGCCGTGCATGCCATCATGGCGGTGGTGGACCGCCATCTGCGGAAACGTTTCATCCGTACCACCTCCGCCAGTATCAAGAGACGGGGTATGCACGACCTCCTGGCGTATGTCCGCCGTGACATGGCCGAGGACCCTGATGGTACGCGTTACTGTTACAAGTTTGACATCACCAAATTCTACGAGAGCGTGAAGCAGGATTTTGTGATGTATTGCGTCAGCCGGGTGTTCAAGGACGCAAAGCTCGTGACCATGCTGGAGAGCTTTGTCCGCCTGATGCCTGAAGGTCTGAGTATCGGCCTGCGCAGCTCGCAGGGGCTGGGCAATTTGCTTTTGTCTGTGTATCTGGACCATTATCTGAAGGACAGGTATGCCGTGCGTCATTTCTACCGCTATTGTGATGACGGCGTCGTACTGGGTAAAACGAAAGCGGAACTGTGGAAGATTCGTGATGCCGTCCACGGGCGCATGGAGTGTGCCGGTCTCCTGGTGAAGGGGAACGAGCGCGTGTTCCCGCCGGGCGAGGGCATCGACTTTCTGGGGTATGTGACTTTCGGTGCGGACCATGTCCGCATTCGCAAGCGCATCAAGCAGAAGTTCGCCCGAAAAATGCACGAGGTAAAATCGAGAAGGAGGAGGCGTGAGCTGATAGCGTCGTTCTACGGGATGGCCAAGCACGCCGACTGTCATACGTTGTTTAAAAAATTAACAGGCAAAGACATGAGATCATTTAAAGACTTGAACGTTTCCTACAAGCCGGAGGACGGCAAGAAACGTTTTCCCGGGGTGGTGGTAAGCATCCGGGAACTGGTAAACTTACCGATTATTGTGAAGGACTTTGAGACGGGCATCAAGACCGAACAGGGCGAGGACCGCTGTATCGTGGCCATTGAGATGAACGGCGAACCGAAAAAGTTCTTTACCAACAGCGAGGAGATGAAGAACATCCTCTTGCAAGTGAAGGAAATGCCGGACGGCTTCCCGTTCGAAACCACCATCAAGACGGAAACCTTCGGCAAAGGTCGAACTAAATACATATTTACATGAAACGGGTAGAAGGAACATCCGGGATAAGACTGATCGAGTGCGTGAGCCCGGCACGCAACAGATGGCGCATCCGCTGGGATGTGCAGGAACGTGAAGACGGATCCGCTTCCTATATGGAGGAAAGCTTTGTCGGCAGACCTCACATGGATACTATAAAGTCCGTCATTACAGACTGGTATAATGAGCAAATTGACCGTGAGATACTTTCCGGTTTTCTCTATGAAGGTATGCCGGTATGGCTGTCAAGTGAAAACCAGTTCAATTATAAGGCAGCGTATGATCTGGCCGTACAGACTGGTGGTGCTACGCTTCCCGTGACATTCAAGTTCGGTACGGATGAGGTTCCCCAATATCGGGAGTTCGTCACACTGGAGGAACTGACCGATTTCTACACGAAAGCCATGAAGCATGTTCAGGACACGCTGTCTGACGGCTGGAGGAAGAAAGACGCTTTTGATCCGGAGAAGTACCGGGTGGAATAAATCCTTCGGGGGAGGATAAGAAAAAAGCCCCCGGCCTGTTAAAAAGTAACGCCAATCACTTTTATAAACATGAAACGCCAAACCGCGCGACCGGGGGCAAATACCCTCTGTCACGGTTTGACGTTTTTTTTGTTGTCTAAAAAATGATTGGCGATGCAAAGATATAATTTTTTTGTTGTATGAAAGTGATTGAGATATTAAACTTTAACCGGGAGCTGTTGAAAAGGCTTCAGGCGGCCGGCATCCGTCTGGAAGATGCCCGGTATATCGACCTGTACGCGGACTATACCCGCCTACTCGATCAAGGTGAAAAAGTCTCGTATGCTGTGGCCGTATTGTCCGAAAAGTATTCGGTGAGCGAACGCAAGGTTTATGCCTTGGTGAAACGGTTCCAGAGCGACTGCAAGACGCTTGCAGTGTGAACGGGTTGTTTTATGCCGTAGGGAGTGCCGTTTCCCCTTATCTTTAGGGTGTTTCAAATTTAGAAGGAGGAAATGGCTATGAACAAGTATTACCGTATCCTGGACAAGATTCTTGCCACGGGAAAGACACAGACCAACAAGAAGGGAAACATACAGTACCTTCTGAACGAGCAGCTCTCGCTGACACCGGCGGACCTGCTCGACATATTCGAGGGGCATAATATCGCCCGTAAGAAGCTCCGCAGCGAGTTGCAGTTATTTATGCAGGGTGAGCGCAACGTGGAGAAGTACCGGGAGGCCGGCATCAACTGGTGGGACTATTGCGGCTCCATCCTGGTGAACAGTTACCCGACCTATTTCGAGAAGCTGCCCCCGTTGATAGCGAAAATTAACCGGGAGAGGCGCAACAGCAAGAACTACGTGCTTTTCCTGGGCGAAACCGGTGCCGAGAGCAACCAGGCACCCTGTTTGAGTCTGGTACAGTTCCAGTTAGATGGCGGTGAACTGGTTCTATCCGCCTACCAGCGTAGCAGTGACGCGAACCTCGGGCTGCCTTCCGATATTTACCACCTGTACCTGATGGCGCGGCAGATAGAACTTCCCTTGAAGTCGATCACTCTCTACCTGGGCAATGTACATATCTACGAGAATAATATCCCGGGCACCCGTGCGCTGATCGCCGGTGACGAGACGGTCCGCTTCGGGTTGAACGTGTAGTTTGCTGTATATGTCTTGCAGCGGGAACAGTTCATGTTCCCCGCTGTTTTTCGTTTATTCTGGGGACCTTTGCGGCCGTTTTAAAGCAGAATGAAATGAAAAAGATGTATTTGTCCGCCCCGCTTCCTTTCGTGGGGCAGAAACGCATGTTTGCGAGGGAATTTATCAAGGTGCTGGGACAGTTCCCGGACAGCACCGTGTTTGTGGACCTGTTTGGTGGCTCGGGCCTGCTGTCACATATTACCAAATGTGTCAGGTCTGATGCCACCGTTGTGTATAATGACTTCGACAACTACCGCTGCCGACTTGTAAATATCCCGGCCACTAATGTGCTGTTATCCGATTTGCGTCGGATAGCTGAAGGGGAACCCAGAAACAAACGTATAACCGGGGAGATTCGCGATAAAATGTTTGCCCGTATTGAGAGGGAAGAAAAAGAGCACGGCTACGTGGATTATATCACGGTTTCCGCATCCTTGTTGTTCGCCATGAAATATGTGACCAGTTTGGAAGGAATGAAGAAAGAAGCCATTTACAATAGGATTCGGCAGACAGACTATCCCGAAGCAAAGGATTATCTGGAAGGACTGACTATAACCAGCGAAGACTACAAGGAAGTATTCAAACGTTACAAAGATGTTCCGGGTGTGGTGTTCCTGGTTGATCCGCCGTACCTCTCCACCGAGGTGGGTACTTACAAGATGTTCTGGCGTCTGGCTGACTATCTGGATGTACTAACCGTTCTGAAAGGGCATTCGTTCGTGTATTTCACTTCGAACAAGTCTTCCATTTTAGAACTGTGCGACTGGATGGACCGAAACCCATTTGTCGGCAGCCCATTCAAGGAATGCAGGAAAGTGGAGTTTAGTGCAAGCGTAAACTATCAAGCTAAATATACAGACATGATGCTGTACACGAAGCCGGATGAGGTGTCAGGTATAGCAGCCTAACATTGCATAAAGATAGTGAATTATTTTGAATCTGCAATGGCTTTTAAATGATATTTTAAAGCCATTTAAAGAGGGTTCAAGTGAAAGAAAAACGGTGGGCTTTGATCATGCTGAATAGGACCGCGCTCACCTTTTTTCTTGTACGTGTCGTTTTTGTACTTTTTGAAACGCATCGTTTTTGTTAAGCGGCACGTCTGGTTTTTCCGGATTTACATAGTAAGAAAATGTATTGCGGACTATCTGCACAAGATAGACAGGTACAGGCAGCAACGGGATGAACTGCAAGGAAGGATTGATGCGACCCGCCGGAAAATTGCCTGGCATGAAAAGCGGATCATCAGGCTGTCAGAACAGCAGAAACGTATCGAAAGGCCGTGGTGGACGAAGGAAATCGTGGCTCCCCTCATGCGGGAAGTGGCACGCCTCACCCCGGAGGTGGCATGGAGTGCCGAAAACCTGTACACCCATGGGCTGAGGGCAGCATGTTCTGTTTACGGGGAAGCACAAAACGGCGGGACCGTCGGCCTGACTTTCACGTTTGACGGCGGTGTCCTCAGTTATGACACCGGGGAAGTCACACGCCGATTCGCTCCGGGTACGCTCGGTGATATCAACGGCATGAACAATGTCTGCGCCCCCGTGGAGAGTGTGGACACACTGGTTGCAAAAGTAAATGGACAAAGAGTGGAACTTAAAAGCCAAGCGGATGAACCTGTATAATCAAATCAAATATAACGGATACCACATCAACATCTACTATGATGACGATGCCGGAAGCCCGCGAAAAATGTTCGACAACCTCGGTACGCTCTACACGGCACACCGTCGCTACCGCCCGGAGAAGGAGTTCGATGAGCACTTTGATATCGACAAGGTTTTTGACGGGCGCATCGGAAATTTCCGGGGATCGTTCCTGAAGGAGTATATCGCCTTGCCGGTCTATCTCTACGAGCATAGCGGCACTACGGTATCCACCTCGCCGTTCAGCTGCCCGTGGGATTCCGGATTTTTCGGCATCATCGCGGTACCGTTGGACAAGGTGCGCCGGGAATACGGGTGGAAGAACATCACCGTGGAACGCAGGAAGCGGATCGAGGAATACCTGCAAGGTGAAATCAAAACCCTTGACGACTACTACACCGGAGAGGTCTTCGGATATTGCATAACACCGGAGGATGACGACTCCAACGAACTGGACAGCTGTTGGGGATTCTACGGAACGGACAGTCTGAAAGAGATGGAAGCCGAATGCAGGCATATCATCGACGGACTGGACAAGGCGGCAGCATAAAATAGAAAAAATGATTGACATGGAAGAAAAACAAGATTATAAGGAGATTAAGGTACGCCTGCATCATATAGATCGCGGGAACTGCACGGAAGTCTGGGAAGTACAGACGGAGGAAGGCAAGCCCGGGCGCTATCTGGGACGTGATGACGGTTATGGTCCGAAGGAGTGGTACACGCTCTGCGATGCCCCCTACGGATATTGCGAGAGGGACTGCCACGTAAGGACGGACCTCATCCTTGTCATATGTGACAAGAAATGGAACGAGGTACTGCGTGACGGAATGGACAGGGAACGCTTTCCCGAAAGTTTCCCTTCATTGGACGAGGCATGCAACGAGGCATGGGACAAGGTCGTGAAAGGGCTTCCGCATGTCACACGCAAAGGTTTCGGGCAGTGGATTACCAAACAGTCATTCCTTCCGCTCAGCCAGACCGAGGAGCTGAACTGGCGGGATTGCTACTGTGAGGAAGAGGCAAGCGAGATTCTCTCGCGTTTTACATGGATCAGTGAAGAGTACGCCATCTTCAAGGTCACCCGGCGGCACACCAAATGCGATGCACGGTGGTACGAGTATTACGCGGGCAAGACAAACCGGCAGGAACACGAAAGTTACGTCCGTTTTTTCGGATACGAGTTCCATGACCGACATGTCAGCGACGTAATCGGAACACTCGGCAGGCGGTGTGACGACATCTTCCGTACTGTGGTGGAAACCCGCACGGACCACTACTACGGGCGCACGGTTTCCTATTTCATGGACGAGATCATCGGTTACGACCTGTCCCATGAACAAGTCCGTGACGCCAAGGAATGCAGGTTACGAAAGGCACGGGAAGACTATGATGAGGCGCTCGCCTATTATCATTGGCTGGAAAAGAATGGGAACGGTATCCCACAGAACACAGAACAGGAAAAACAGTCACAATAACTAAAAATACAATTCAAAAGTATAACTACAATATAAAAAACATATATAATGAGAACATCATACGGACTTGAATTCAATACGGTAACAGAAATCAATCCTGAATGGAGCGATTATGACAAGACAATAGCGGAATGCCACCTGGCCAATACCGGTGTGGTCATCGTGGATACGGAGTACGGGCAACCGATAGACAACGAATATGACCTTGAAGAGATCTACCGCCTTCTCGAAAAGGAGAATAAAAAAAGCGCCGCCAGGGTAATCCGGTCTCCCTTCCAGCTTCTTGACGAGCTATGCCTGTTGGAACCCGGGAGCACCATCCACTGTACCTGTCTTCACGGGAAGGACATGGACAATCCCCTGACACTGAAGGAGAAAAACTGCCGCATCGGCGACTGTCCCACGTTCGTACTCGCACATAATGACGGGAGCACGGTCAGGGTTGACGGCGAGCAAATCATGGAAGGCAGCTGCCGTTTCGATCTTCCCGGATGGGAAACCCCTCCCGCCGGGCAACTGCGGTATGTAAACAGGACATACCCTGACGGCATTCCGGTACGGCTGGAAGTATTTTCCTACGATTCTCCCGGAAACCTTTACGTGGGACTTCTCTCACCGGAGAATGACAACGTGACATCATGGGGATCCTTCACCGACGTGACGGTAAACATGCGCCCCCTTCCTCCGTATTATGCCTTCGTCAAGGAGTACAGCGAGAACGAGGGAATGGGCGAGTTTCTCACCCGGAACGGCATCGCCTGCCGCTCCCATGTCATACCCGATATCCAGAACGGATTCGTCACGATGCACGCCTACCTGTTCGACAGGGAACGGCTCGCGCTGCTCGCGCCGGACACTTTTCCCGATTACGAAAAAAGCCTTGTGGAAGAATGATACCGACTACCATGGAAGTAAAGCAGGAAAATAAAGGCATCAGGGTACGCTTGAACCATATCAGACACGGGGAGTGTATGGAAGTCTGGCAACTACAGACACCCGAAGGCAAACCAAAACGCTACGTCTGCCGCGATACTTACGGTGAGAATTGCTGGTACTGGCTATGTGACGCCCCATCCGGCTGTTGCGAACGCGATTACGCAATCAATAACGACATCGCTATAACAGTGTGCGACCAAAGCTGGCGGGAAATCACGCGGGACAGCAATAACCGCAGACGTTACGCGAAAAGTTTTGCGACATTGGAAGATACCTACACCGAAGAGTGGAGGAAGATTGCCGGCAACTATCCGGGAGTGACACGGAACGGTTTCAAGGAATGGATTCTCAAGCAATCGTTCCGCCCGCTCAACGGGACTGAAGAGGCCAACTGGCAATATTGTCGGCATGAAACGGTGGCAAGCGAGACTTTGGCACATTTTACATGGATCGGTGAGAAGTACGCCATCTGCCGGGTCACCCAGAAACATACCGAATGCGACGCCCGGTGGTACGAATATTATGCGAGGAAAGTACAGGGAATATATTACGGACACACCCATTTTTTCGGTTACGAGTTCCATGACCGGCATATTAGCGACGTGCTCCGGACGCTCGGCAAACGGTGCGAGGACATCGGCAGCACCGTGGTGGAGACCCGCTACAGGAAGGGCCACTCTGCCATGTCCTACTTCATGGACGAGTTCATCGGTTACGACTTGTCCTATGAACAAGTCCGTGACGCCAAGGAATGCAGGTTGCGCAAGGCAAGGGAAGACTACAACGGGGCGAACACCTACTATTACAAACTGAAAGAGAACGAGGTGAGTGTCCGAGGCATCGAGGCAATACTGCTTGCCATGAGAAAACAAATGCTAAAAGCGAAAAAACAATAAATATTGATATGGAAACAAGTAAAACTATTAAACCAGAAGAAAATGCCGAAGCATCCGAGATGCTCGGCTATATCATGGGGCAGCTGAAACACAACGGTGGTAAATGGGACCTGACCGATGATGCGGGCAAGCCCGTCATCTTTGATACGGAAAAGAACGTGTATATTCCAGATATCATGCTTTCAAAAGACTGTACTCCGTGTGCGGTAATCCCGCTGGGATATTTCGAGGATGACACGATCCGTGCCATCGTGGAAATGATTTCCTTGTAATAATCCTCCAAATGAGATTCAAGGACAACGGACTGGCCAACCTTCACGACCGGAACCGTGAGGAAAGCGGTTTCTGCTGCATGCAACTGATCACATTCCTTACGGACAATGGAGTGAAAAGCTGGGATGAATGGCACCGGGCGCATACCGACGCGGCCCGGGGCGAATGCAAATACCGGACACGATGCCCGGTTTACCGGCGCAGTAAAAACAAGACAGAATCAGACAAATAAATACTGCAATGAATAAAATAAGGCCCGAACTGTTGGAGCGGATAAGAAAATCCAACGAGGAATACAAAAGGATTGGATCCCTGTTGAAACCTTTGGGATTCACGCTTTGTACGGGAGCGGTCTTTTACGGAGAACGCCCGTTCAGCATGTACTGCGGTAAAATGGAAGACTACCGGTCTTTCATCGACAATATCGACAGTATCAGGGAAAGGTACCGGAAACGGAAAAACGAGAGCCTGGGAATTTATGAAACAAGAAGTCAAAAGCAACATCCGCAGAATCGAAGCGATACAAAGCGATACCGTACTGCATAAGAAAAAGAAAGACATATGATACTCAACATCGTTAAGAACGGAACAGAAAACACCCGCATAGCGGAAGCTGTCAGGGAGGTATTCCCCGACTCGGAAGTGAAAGTAAAGGAGGATTACGGCATGTCCGTGGACATAGAGATAAGCTCCCAGGAAGGGCTGCACAGCCTGGAAGGCCTCAAAGAGCTGGAGGACTGTTTCAAGGACTATGACATAAGAATATGGTGACCGCCACGCAACGGGCGGCAAACCGGAAATTGTTCAACTACAGATAAAAACAATCAACATGAAACAAGAAAATCCCACAGTACCGGAAACAGACAGAATTTTTCCGGAAGATGATGACGCGCTTTACCGCGAAATGACAGCGCACATGCCCGGTTGTTATTTCCCGACTTCGCTAAGCGAGGATGGCATCCACGAATTTGCCGGGGAGGAATTTCGCCGCATCAGGAACATTGTCTGCCGGCACTATAACTTCGACGAGGACAAATATATCCAAGAAAACGCCGGCGTATCCCCTTTCGATTCCGTCCAAGACAACTTCGAGCTGGAAGTGTACAGGCGTATCCGTAAGGATTATATGCAACTCAGTGTCATCTCCATTAGAGAATCACTTTTGGGGAAAATTCGCCGTGCCGTGGAAAAAGAGAACAATATTATCGGCACGTTTTACCGTAACCGTGGCGTGCATTACCGGGAGTCGGAATCACCGGAGTATGAAACCTCCCCGATAGTGGTGGTCCATAATCCCGTTTTTTACGGATACGGCGGTTACGAAGGTGCGACAGTTTATGAACTTTTCATCAACGGGAACGGCAAACTGCTCTGCACGCTCAACGGTGAGGCCGGCGAGGATTTTGATGAGCCTGCCGAAAACGTACAGACCGAAGGACTGCTCAATATCACCCACTGGCTGGAAGAATACGGGTTTATCCCTGATGATACTGATGACGACGAGATTACCGTATGCGACGAGTGCGGTTCAGACAATATCCAGACACAGGCATGGGTGGACCCGAATACCCGCATATTCATTGGCACTACGGGCATTGACCGTGATGACAACTGGTGTGACGAATGCGAGGATCATCTGCCCTTTACCACGCTTAAAGAATTTAAGGGACGTATGCAGGAATGGTGGGATTCGCTGGATTCAAATCAGATGGAGAAGATTACAGGCTACCGTCAGAACAAGCGTCAGGCATTTGTAAAAGCCTGCAATATATGGTGGGGCAACAAGAACTACGACGAGAAACGTAAAATCTGGAAAGAACATAACAATTATTGACTCATGGTTTACAATCTTCTTAAACGCATACAGAACCTGTTGGTTTCCAAGCCTTCCGGAACAAAGGAGGAATTGGAACTCCTAAGTCTGGTCAACCAGGCGCTTCCTACAATGCTCAATGGGCGTGAGACCGAAACACTTGCCCCCAATGAACTGCTGGTACGGATATGTCCCGACACCAAACATCCGGTCCTCGTATGCCATGACGGCAACGGGCAGTGCCTGTGCCTGCATAACGGGACGACGGAAGAGGATGCCATCGATGTGGACTTATGGCTGCGTTCCAACGGCAGGGAGTGTAACGGCTACAACAAGTTGCAGGAGGCAGTCGTGGACCTTGCCTACAATGCCGGAGCGGACAACCTATGGGAAGATATGGATTCCCGTGCCGTCAATGCCGAGATCGTCCGGTGGGCGGAGGAATTCGAGACTGAACATGCGGGCACTGATTGGGATGCGGGGGACTACTTCCTTGCCATCGACGGGTTTTACAGGAAAAAGGCAAAACAAATGAATCCGGCCGCAATGTCGGCGGACTGAAAAATGGTAACCGAATGGACAAGGAAACTGCAGAAGAAATCATCCGGGAAAACCGTTATCCGTCCGGATATGACATACAAGACTATCTGTCGGACAATAAGGATACGGTGCTTTCTCTGGAGGATGGAACGGAGCTGCTTGACGACTTCGACCTCTGGAAAGAACATTCCGACCTCGAACTTGAGAAAACCATGGACCGGAACTACTGGTCCTCGGCAGGTGGGTATTAGATTAAACACAAAAATAATATTATGGTAAGAGAACTTTATCAACGGCTCAGGGAATATTTCAACAACTTACCCGAACCGACAGAAGAGGAAAAACAATTTATCCGGAAGCTGAACGCCGGGTATTTCCCCATCACGTCCGTCCATCGCGATGACCTGGAAGGGAAAGGTTTCGATGTGAAAAAGATCAGCGATGACGACATGCAGAACCTGGCGAAAAAGATGGCGAACGATTACTATGAACAGTTGTTCTGGCTCAGCATGGAAATTATCGCCGGAGAAATCCTGGGTTTCCCGAAAGTAAAAACAAAAGACATTATCTGTCCGAAATGCAATTCGGAAAATATCCGTTATGATATTCACGAAAGCCGGTTCCACTGCGACAAGTGTTTTCAGGCATGGGATGACAAACTGTATGTGCTCGTGGAATTTCCCGGGGACAGTGCCCCTTTCGAGGAAGAAGGAACCGGTTACCCGGCATGGGAAAGCGGGGACAACGGGGCGCTTTACGTGTCCGAGGAAGACTATGTCCGCCATACCGGCAAATCTCCCGAGCGGGACAAGTGTTACCGGGCCGTATGCTGGCCGGACTCCCAGAAATACATGGGGACGAAGGGCTGTGACCCCATACAGGATGAAAACGGGATACGGGATTTCGGCACATCGGCATACTGGGTGCCGATACTTCTGACGGAAGAAGCGGCAGGTCGACGAATGGACAAGAAAATGGCACCGGTATGCCCCGAATGCGGGGGCACCGATATTGACATTCTTAGTGACGAGGGCGTGGCTGTATGCAACGGCTGCCACCTTGAATGGCCTTACGTGGAGGATTAAGGGATGGAGAAAACAATGACAGTAGACGTATATGCAATCAGTGGTGATTTTGTCACCTGTTCCGATTGCGGCAAAGTGATGCTCCTTCCGCACGGCGCGGACAAATGTCCCGCCTGCCGTTCGGAAGGGACCCTCGCATGGACGGACGACGCATTGCAGGAGACCGACATCGACGGACTGGTCGGACGGCACTGCAACCTGCACCAGAAGGTCGCCCCCACACCGGAGGAATACCTGTCGCTCTCCACGCTGGCGACGGAATACATCCATTATCTGGCCGACAGACCGCAGACAGCGCGTGAGACCCTCTCGCTGATCCTTGAAATCAGCTCCCTTTTCGAGAAGCACTGGCAGGAAACGTGCTGCTTCCAGTCCGAGAACCTGTACACGCCGGCCATCAACAGCCTGCTTGACAAGCTGGACCGGAAACTGAGAGAGGGCGATGCGATCCCGATAGAATACCAGAACTGCCGTTCCCTCGGCGAATTCTTCCGGGTGGTCGCCGACGACCGTCCGGCAAGACAGGAGGTGCTGTTCTCCTCGGACAGGGAGGGCAACTTCTATTTCAACGGGCGGAAAGTCACGGTGGTGCCGTCCATGGACTACGCCTACCGGCTGAGGAAGACCCGGATACACACCAGCTACAACCGTCCGGCGGACTTTTACTTCCGCTTCCTGGCCCGTTACGGCCCGTACGGCACCTACGGGAACTCCTACTATCCGAGCGTCACGGACATGATATGCCGGCGCTATCTTCCCGACGCGACAGAATAAATTCCGGAAGGCGGTGGACGACGCTCCACCGCCTTTCTTATTGTATAACTTTTTAACACCAATCATTATGGCAACAGCATTAGCAACAACGGCTGCCCCCGTGCAGTTCGATTTTCAGAACAACAACGTCGAGGTGATGACACTCGACACGCTCCGACGCACACACAAGGAGAATGACATCTACGGCAACCCGCTCAAGGGAATTTACCATTACGAGGTGATAGAGCGCATGGCGGGTCTCTGCCAGAAACACAACCTGAACTACGAGGTGGAGGAAATCTTCGCCGCCCAGAACAAGAACAAGGCCCAGCCCGGCGTGGTCGTCCTGCCCCAGGTGGAACAGAAGTTCGGAACATCGGCTGTCGAGGCACATATTCTGCGCCGTGTCTACACGACCATCCGCATCAAAGAATGGGAAACGGACGAGTTGACCACCACGCTGGTCGTTGCGTTCCATCAGGACGGCATACAGGCTGCAATAGGCCCCTGCGTTAAAGTGTGCCACAACCAGTGCATCCTCTCTCCCGAACGCAGCGTTTCGAACTATGGGAAAGAAAAGGCCTCCACCGAACAGCTTTTCGAGCGCGTGGATGAATGGTTGTCTAACTTCGAAGTGCAGATGAATGAGGACCGGGAACGTATCCGCCGTCTGAAAGCGAAAGTGATTACCCCCGTGGAAATGTACGCCTACATCGGCCTGCTGACCGCCTTGCGCGTATCACATGACAGTTCCGACAAACGCCTCTCGTCCAAGGTGGAAACCTACCCGCTCAACCAGTCCCAAATTTCAATTTTTACCGAGGATCTGCTCAAACTTGCCGAGGAGAAGAAAACACTTACAGCGTGGGACATCTATAACGTGGCAACCGAAATCTACAAACCCGGTCGCACGGACATCCCAGCCATGATTCCCCAGAACGGGGCATTGGCCGAGCTGATGCTCTCGGAAAACCTGCCTGAAGCCTGACCATGACCCGCATCAGAGGACAACTGACAACAGCGGACTACCTTCCCATGGATATGTTCCGAAAATTGCTCGATGCATTGGAAAAAGACGGTGAATACCTGTGGGCGACCTACTGCTGGCTGTCATTCTGTACGGCATTCCGGGCTTCGGACGTACGTACACTCCGATGGAAAGACGTGCTCGGCCGCAACCAGCTGGTAAAGACGGAGAAGAAAACCCGCAAGAGCCGCATGGTGAAGTTCAGCCGATATGTACAGGAAAAGACGCGGCATCTGTACGGGCTGCAGGGCAGCCCCGATGTGGAAAACCTGATTTTCATGAACCCGCAAACCGGCAATCCGTACTCTCTGGAATACATCAACCGGTTGCTTAAGGTGTTCCGGGTCAGATACCGGATTCCCATACGCGCTTTTTCCACACATACCTTCCGCAAGACCTTCGGGCGCTATGTCTACGAGATGATGGGGCGTTCGGCGGAAGCCCTGATCCTGCTCAACCAGATATTCCGCCATTCCAATCTGGAGACCACACGACGCTACATCGGGCTGGCGCAGGAGGACATCGACAAGGTATTCAATTCCATACATATCTGACAACAATTTCAAGGACGCCCGGAAACCGGATGGTTGGTTTCCGGGCTATGCTTAATATGACAACATCTAAAAAACAACACTGTAAAAATGGATAAACCGATATATACAGACACCTACTTCCGCATCGAATCCGGTTACGAATGGGGACGTGGTATGTCAGAGGAAAAGACAGAGACATTTTTCGCCGAAATCAGAAGCCTGTTCTCGCAAAACGGCTTCACAATCGAGGAGCGCAAATACGGCGGTTGTCCGGATGTCGTGCTGGATAAGACACGGCTCTACTGCCACCCGCAAGAACTCTCCGGTCCCGTAAGGAAAGAACTTATCGGACGCATCGAGAAGATTCTGACGCAAGGTACGACATTCCAATACCTGCGTACCGACACCTACGGGGAAGTCCTCGACCTGACGGAAGAGGAAGAACTGGCGTATTACCGCGAAGTCCATGCCATGGGCATTGAGGGGATATTCAGCGAAGCCTTCCGTACCAGACGCCGGAACTTGTACAAGAGCCGTGAGCAGGTGCAGGAGATACTTGTCGAAAAACTCCGGGTCAAGACGTTCCGTGAGAGTTCCGTCTATTCAAGCACCTCCCCGGCGTGGCGCTATATCCGTGAGATCTACGAAAAGATGCTGGCCGAAGGGAAGCTCGTGGAAGGGTACAAGCATACCGGTTCAGGAAAACTGATGCTCTGCCGTACGGCAACCGACAGGGAAATCCTGCCAGACAAAGCAAAGAAATGACGGGAAGGAACCGTTTGCCATGCACTCTCCGGCCATCGTCATGCCGGTCAAACAACCCTTTTCAGGCGACCGCATGCAAGTAATCCGGCAGATATCAATTTCCAGCCAAAGCTGCAGGTAGAAAGAAAGCAGCCAGATTATACTTTAATAAAAAACAAGACAATGAGCATACAAATCGGGAAACTGTTGCCGGACGGCAGAGTCCGGCACATCAAGGCGCTCCATGAGACGCTTTCGAAAGACCTTGTGAGGAAACTCCGGGTGTTCTATCCTAACGACTGCCGGGTGGACGCCCTGCTTTCGCTGGGCGACATACATAAACTGGGACCGTCACCCTATGGGAAATGGACAGGGGCCGGTGACGTTGTCCATTGCTTTTCAAAGATCCGTGACGGACGGGAGACCCGGCAGCAATCCGTATCACGCATCGCGGACAACACGGACATTTTCAGCCGCATGGAGAACACGTGCCTCCTGTTCGATAGTGGTAAATGGTATATCATAGACAAGGGCGAACGACGTGAACTGCAGCTTTCCGTTGAAGACACGCCCTCCCATGACAGCATGAAGCCGATAACTGTTTATGTAAATAACCGTGCCAGACTCGAGAAGATCGAAACGCCGCATTGGCAGGAGCTTCAGGAGCTTGCCGAACGGGAATCCCGGATACTCTATGTCTACCGCGGTAGCCGTCTTGTGAGAATCGTACGATCATCCAAACTTAAAAAGAAACTGTATGCTACACAATAACATCGTATCGGCCATAGAATGGCTGCCGGACTGCCTGTTCACGGAAGAGATCGTGGAGGCAGCCGTCGAGAGCAAGGAAATAGAGGTGCTGAGCCATATTCCGGGACGCTTCCTCACACCCGAACGTATTGAACGCATCATCGCGGGCAGTACGGACAACTGGCACAGCTTCGAGCTGCGCAATATCCCGGAGGCGTGCCGTTCGGGGGCAGTCTGTGACTATGCCACGCGCAAAAAACCGAAGAACATCACCGCCGTTCCCGAGGCAATGGTTACCCGTGGGATGGCGGAAGCGGTCATACGAAACGGACGCGGTGATTTTGACATTCTCGCTTTCATACCTGAACGCCTCTGGGACGCACAGCTGGCATACTCGGCCTTGCGCAGCTATATTTACGATCCGTATTACACGGACAGCAGGACAGACGCCGTCATGAAAACGGGTCTTATCCTCGGATATGTCCCCGTTGGGGTAAAGACTCAAGGGTTCTATTACGGGATGCTCGACGAGATGAAAATATTAAGCACGGTTACCGACGCCGTTGTGCCGCCGCGCTTCAAAAACGCGGCGTATTACCGCAAGATGGCGGAACATGACCTCTCGCTTGTTCCCGCCCGGTTCTATTCCTATGGGATTCTCCATGCGGCTGTCTGCTCGACCGAAGGGAAAAACTTCATCACAGACCCCCAGTTTTTCAAGCCGTTGTCGGCATATCTGGATGACATGCTGGCGGACCGGCTGATGGAGAAACACCCTTACATGTTCGGGGAGCTGCCGAAGCGGTTCAAGACACCGGAAAGACTGGTCATCGCCATCGATAACAGCAAACGGGAGACAAACTGCTATATCGATGGGGAAACTGAACAATCCCTGCTCACGACGGAAGTATGCAAGGCGTTCGTCCGAAGAAACGGCAACTGTCCCGAATTTCCTGAAAATGTATGGACGCGGGAATTTGTCGACTACTGCATGGAGCACGGGACGTGTTTCCGCTGGTTCCGCCAGATGCCCAAAAAGTTCCAGACCTCCGCGAACACACAGGCGGCGTATGATTACGGTCATTACCATATCTGTGACTTTGCCAAACGGTTCATCACCCCGCAAATGGCGAAAGAGTGCTACCGGGAGCGCAGTTATGCACATGCCATCCCCGGACATTTCCTCACGGAGTTCTGCCGACAGACCGGACTGCCCGAGAAGTTTTACGGCAGGGAAACCACGATGCTGTCGCTGAAAAACAGCCGTGACGACTATACTTACTGCAAAATCGGCAATACCTGTCTGGCTTTTTACCTGAAAGAACGATACGAGCCGTCCTCGGCACACCTGATGATGACCCGGTCGGATTCAAAATACTGCACGCCGGAGAAGGTGTTCGACGTGCCTGTCGGAACCTTCCACCGCACGTGGCTGGAAAAGAACGTGGCGGAGAATGACCCGCGTTTCGTCAAGCCCCGAGTGGACAAGTCGCTGAAAGCCGTACAGGCAATCTGTTATTACGGTGTCGAGAAATTGAAGGACCTGAACCGTACGGAAATCTTCCGCAACACCTTCATGGGCGAGACCGTCGGTTACTGCGCCCGGCGCGGGAGCCTGACCTACCACAGCGACAACTGCGGGACCCTTATCGAGGGGCTGAAGTTCAAGATCCGGGGAATGGCCGTCCCCGTAACCCTGGCGGAAGACATGACTCCTTATACGGCCGACATGCTGCACCAAAAATTCGGATTCTGCTATGTCGGCATGACGGCATTCGCCACGGACTACGATCTGGACATGGAGAAGGCGTATACCTTTGCACAGATGCGCCAGATCGTAAGGGAGAAAGGGCACAAGCCGTCATTGAGAAACTACAAACGTGAACTGAAACAAATAAACATCATCTGATATGAAAAAATACCGGATAGCTATCGAAGAGACACTCCGCAAGGTCGTGGAGATTGAAGCGGAAACGCCCGGACTGGCCGTCTGCCGGGCGGAAGACGAATACAATGAAGAGAAACACGTGCTGTCGGCCGACAATTTCGCTGGGGCCGATATCGCGCTCTCGGCCGATGACACCACGCTCATGGAGGCACTGGGCAATACGGATTTCATGGAGTATGTGCAGTGCCGGTTCGAGGAATACCGGGAATCCATATCCATCGAGGACAAGATCAGGCTGGCGTTCGGAAGTTTCGACAATGCCCTATTCGAGTTCGGCGAATACCGCAAGGAGGCGGCCCGGAACCGTCCGCAGGTCTACCTGCTGTACAGGAGCGACGCCTGGCACAGCCGTTCTTCCATGGAACTCATAGCCCCGTTCTCCTCCCTCGAAAACATGATGGAGTACCTGCGGCGCAAGAAAAAGGAATTCCGCCTGACAGAAAGTGACCTGGAAGAGTTCGAGAACAACCGGCAGACGCAGGGACGTGACGGGAACTACCTGTACGAGTCGGATTATCTGGATGTGCTGCCGGAACAAGAACCCGAACTGCCGCCGAAAGACGACGCTTTCTATGACAAGGTTTTCACTTGCGGGCAATCCGAGCTGTCACGCAGGGAGCTGGAATCCCTGCCGGAGCCGTTCAACACCTGCCATGTTACGGACGAACAGATGGAACAGATTGTGTACGAAACGGAAATGGAGACCCGCGACCGGCTGCGGCTCGGTGAAGGCGAGTCCATCGATTTTAACAACGACCGCCATAGTGAAATCTGGTGGGAAGAAATGGAAAAAGCACTGGTTAGGCACGGTGTACCATACTACGAAGACGAATAACGGAAACAGAACCTGTTCATCACATGCCATAATGATGACGGGCCGTCGCGGCTACGGCTGCGGCGGTCTTTTTTTTCACAACGAGGTGAATATTCCACCCCTTATACAAAACGATTACCTACTCTTAAAGAAACGGATTTATGAAACAGACAAGACAGGATTTCTTCACGGCAAACGGGGAAGGAATCAAAATCATGACGTTCGCGGAGTTCGCCCGGCATATCCTGCATATGGAATGCGGGGAAAGTCTGGAACTGTATGCCACTGTGAACCGGCAGACACGGGAGTGTTCCCGGCCGCTCTCTGTCAGAAAGGAACAATGGAACGGCACGCCCTTTTACCTGCTCGGCGGGCACAGGCAGGAAGTCCGTACCATCAATTTTGCGGGTCGCCCGAAAGAGGAGTTTGAAACGACCTGCCATGATGCCCTGGACAGCTACGATGCCGTGGAAAGTATCGGGGCGGTCGTGTCGAGACTGCGTGAATTATCCCCCGAAGAGCTGCATAAGCGGATTGCGGAAGAGATGAAGGCCGGCTGTAAATACCTGCTGGTCTACCGCAGCGAGGAGGAAATGGCGGCTGCACTCGACGGCAGGATATACGCCGTCAGCGACACGGACGGTAAATATCTTTGCGACCTGTACCAGCCGGATTACCTCCATTTGGAAAACGAGGGCGATATTGTGGACACCGCATCCATTCCGGACATGCGCTTCCATTCCGATTGGGCAATCGCCAACCCCACGGTACGCGACAAGGTGCTGTCCTCCCGGATGGTGATTATATATACCCACGAAACGATAACGCTATGATAGAAATTGGCAAAAGGATAGAAACGCCGGAAGGTGTATTCTATGAACTGGAATACGGAGGGGAAGGAAACATCTACAAGAACGAGGATGCCTTTCTCTACCGCCCCGATGAAGTGTGCTATATACCTGAATACGCGGCAGAAGACCATGAGGGCTGGCGTGTACCGGAGAGCAGTAACGGCTGTTTCACGCATAACTCACTGCTCGCCCTGTGCAAGGGTAATGAAGAGGTGTGCCAGGACCTGTTTTACAGCCTTGAATGGACGTATCCGACCACCTTGCTGGAAGAATGGGACTCGAACGGCTATTTCGATGATATCGGGGGCTGGTATGACGATAACGGTTAAATGGAACGGTACATCATGGACAGGAAATACAGAATTACATACTCGAGGAAGATCACGAACAAGACCCCAAGCTATATATTGGGCCTGCGGGCGCATCTGAAAGGCGTCTTCCCTGAAACGGAACGGTACGGCAAGGAAGAATTCGACCACGTGCTTCATTGCATCAGCTCGTTCATTGATGATTTTACCTTCAAGGTACGCAATTCCCGATACCGGGGCAATATCCTGAAAAGGACTATCCGGAACGACTGCCTGGAAGTCTTCAGCCTGGGTGACGGGAAAGTGATACTGACCGTCTCCTTTACCCTGCTGGAAACATGAAACCAATAACATGACAGATATGGATAAAATACAGAAAGACAATGCGGAGCCGGGTAAAGCCCCGGACAAAATGAGTGCCGACGAGCTGCACCTGTTCGCCGTCCAGTACGCCTTTATCGACGAACGGCTGCACGAGGCCGGGCAGGCCATGCTGAAATTCATGCTCGAATTTCTAAAACGATACGGCCGCGTATCGCTCGGCCTCACGGAAGAGGAGGAACTCGATGACAACAACTTCCCTGTCACGACAACCCTGTACGGGAAGCACGACACGCCCCGTATTAAACTCACCGACGTATACCTGACAAACGGGCAATACCTTCATGCCGACGGAATAGATGCAGAAACCGGTGAGAAACGGAGCGGTTTTTACATATACAGTGAGCAGTATGCCGATATCTTTCAGTTTATCGGCTACGCCTCCCAAATGAATTGACAATCGAATGAATAACCATAAAACCAAGCATCGATGAACAGCATTGAAAATTTACAGACTGCAATCCGCAATATCCTGACGAGCAACCGCCTTACGGAACTCTGTCTGGGAGAACCCGGCGAACTGGAGGATCCCACCTATATCATCTGGTATGACAGGCACTGTGAGCCTAACGAAGACCCGGTATTGAAGGTTTGCCTTGAAGATGAGGGCATTGCCGTTGAGGTCGAAGCCCGTAGTTTCGGGAACACGATAACCGTCTACGATTATGACATAGACCGTATTGAATGGTGGGAAGGCATTCATGCCAATATTCTGGAAGTACTGGAACGTGACGGCAAGCGTCGATGTCCGGCCTGTGGCAGGACGGTCAAGGGGAAGCAGCGGTATTGCGGTACCGGATGTCGTGATTTCATGATTCCCGGACCGACAGTAGAACAGGTGGCGGAAAAAGCCAACCGGAATATCCGCAAGCTGGCAAGCCTTGCCGCCGGAAAGGACAAGGCGTACCGGAAACGGCTGATAGAGAAATATACCGTCGGCCTGTCATAGGCCGGCTTTGTTACACTAATAATATACGATACAATGGCAACAAGAACCATTTACCTGACTGTACGGCTTGATATCGACAACCCGAAAGTCGATGAAATAACTGACGAAGAGGTTGACGAAATCATCAGCGAAATAGATTACGAATTCAAAAAATACGGGGATTATGAAATCGACACGGAAATCTGCGGACGAAATGACGAGGATGGTCTTTAGACGCTATCCCGACGGACAGGTCATCGCCCTGTTCCCGGACATACCGTGGAGCGGACGGCGGGGTGAGGCAACCTCCTACATGCACGTCGGCCAGCATGGCGCGGCGGATTACAGCCATGTCGTCGCCACGACCAAACCGGTAACGGAAAAGGAATATGCCGGCCTGCTGGATGAATTGAGGCAGACCGGCTATGACAATATGAGAATTGTAAAACGGGCAAAAATTCAGAACTATGAACAAAGATAACCAAAGGACAATACTTGCAGGCCATTATGAAGGCAGCCTTGATTTCCGGAAGGGACAGGGCAAAGATGAAATTACAGCTATGGAACCGGCCCTGCGCGGACCTGGAAACGCTGCGGAAACGGCGGACGGGATTGTGGCGACAACACCTGAACCTGACGATGAGAATGTCCGCCGCTGCGACCATTGCGGGAAACCCATGAAAGAAGGATATTATCTGGGCGGGGAATTCGCCTGTTCCGACGAGTGCGCGCTCGCCCTTTACCACGGGGACAAGGCTCAGATGGACGAAGACCTGAGCCACGCGGACGAAGCGGACGGAGAGTGTTACTGGACGGAATGGGATTCCGTTTACTTTGATTGAAATACCGGGGCAATGAGAAAATTTGAAAAAGGACAAAAAGTCTTCTGGAATGACCCTGCCGGTGAAACTTTCGGGGAATACAAGGTCTATGATGCCTTTGAAGAGAGATATGCGGACCTCACAGACGAAGATTTGGAAGCTCTGGAGGAATTCGACGACCGCATCATCCTGATCGGTGACGGGGTAAGTGAGGCGGAAGTCTACGCAGCCGAACTTGAAATCCTGTAAGGAATTCATTTCAGGAACAAGAATAATAGAATATCAAATGACAACGACCATCAAAAAAGGACAAAAAGTGTGGTGGGACGATCCCGCCCGAGAAAAATCCGGCGAGTACGATGTGCTTGCCGTAGATTACGTCAAAAATATCGTGAAAATAGGTGACGGAAAGGAGACTTTCGAGTTGCCGTCGGAACACGTGGAGATTGCCTGTCCGGTATCGGAAGAAGACCGGTTGCAGCTTGACAAACTGGGCCAACATTACCGTATGCTGGAAAAAGACATGCTGGAACTGATGCGGAAAATCGTCTCCCGTTTCGATGACGGGGAGTTTTCCGTCGAGGGGTATTCCGTACAGGTTTGCGACGAGGACCATGACCCCTGCTGCGTTTACGGTTTTACGGTGGACAACGGGGAATTGTATGCCGAACTGGATTACGAAAGCGGGGATATCCGCAAGGTTCCGGCCAAGGATTTACACACCGGGGCACTCTTTGAGGCTTTCTGTGAATTGGTCGAAAATCTATAAAACATCTCATGAAAGAACTCTATATTAAAAATCTTTGTATCGAGATTACCCGGCGCTGCAACATGTGCTGTGCCCACTGCATGCGAGGAGATGCCGAGCCCGTGGATATCCCTTTGAAACATATAAGCAACCTGCTGCGGCATGTCAGGCATATCCACCATTTCAACATCACGGGCGGCGAGCCTTCGCTTAACGTCCGGGCCATCCGCCATATCCTTGATCGGGTACGCGCCTACGGCATTACTGTCAATGACTTTTATATCGTAACCAACGGCTCTGCCACATCCCGTTCGGAGGAATTCATAGAAGCCTGTGCCGCGCTGTACGAGTACCAGGAGGAAAAGGAGCAGGACTCCGGCCACATGCTCGAAATGAGCGACGACCGTTTCCATGATCCGGCAGAGCATGCCGCCACGCTCGCGGCACTTTCCCCGTATCCCTTTTTCGGAGTCAGGGGACAGGCCGAACGGATCTTCCTTTTCCGGGAAGGTCGCAGTACGGAGGGACATCCGAATCCCGTTCATAGGATTTACCTTACGGAGGAGAACTACGTTTATGGCGATCTCTGTCTCAATGCCGAAGGCATGATTCTCTCCAACGGTGACCTGAGCTATGCCCGCCAGCGGGAACATGCCCTGTGTCCTTGCGGAAAGCTCATGAAATATCTCCGGAATACCCTGAAAGAGCGTAGAAAAGAAAGATTATACAAATAAACCATTCAAAACAAAAAGACATATGATAAAGATAACCATGATTTTTGGCGAGGATGCCGTAAGAAAATATGACGAGAGCAAGGAACTGCCTTCCGAGGAATGGCTGATGGACAACGGGGGTGTCGTGGACGAGAAAGAGTTCAAAACTCTTGAAGAATATAACGCCTATGTCGCCGGGTTGAATGACGGTGACGGCTGGAGCGATTACCAGATCATACGTCATGAGGACGAACCGGAAGATACGGACACCCAGTGTGAAGAGTCAGTATGGATGCGCCTTGGTGCCACGGTAACAGGCAAGCGTGAGGAAATCGAAAAAATACTGAAAGGTCATGTGGATACGCTCGCGCAGCTGTTGGCGCGGGGAAAGTTCGAGATAAGCGGTGAAACATATATTCCCGCAACGGTCATAGAGGAATACAATAAAGAACACCTGACCGATTTCGAGGAAAAGGATATGGATTTTCACTTGTCATAAAAAACGATTGCCACGATCATGATAACAGTGACACTTTTGCCCGGTAAGGACACCGTAAGCATATACAAGAAAACCGGGATCATCCCGCCGGAAGAGAATACCGCCGACTCCGGCGGTCACGTGATAACCAGGCAATTCGGGACTGAAGCGGAATATAGGGCCTACGCAATGGCAGTGGAAGACCTGGAAGGACATAGGGGCCGGCAGATGCCGGCTCCCGTCACGAGTCCGGCACCATCATTCCGCACCGGGGATTTCGTACGCCTGACGGACGAGACGGTCGGTTCGATACGCCGAAGTTTTGGAGACGGACCAGCGGCTTACCGCAAGGAAATGCTGCTTGAAGTCATATACTTACGGCCGAGTAGCGAGAATCCGACCGTAGGGGTGCGGGATATACACGAGGACGACGTCCAGGAATTCAACGCCGTTTCCCTCCGTCCCCTGACCGCCGAAGATCTGTTGGGAATTTTCTCAACGGTATAAGTTCACTAATACATAGAAATGAATGGCACATTATACCTTTGAGATTTTTAAATATAAGTGGATAACCGACAAGGACGGAGATACTTATAGAGATTATATAGATGAGATGCCACACTTGATTGTAGAAGCGGAAAATTATATCGAAGCGACTTTTAAGGCACAAAAGAAATACCCGTCGGATAAATACACGCATATGCTTATAGATACGGACGTGGAAAAATGGCCTGCCGATATATCAATGTTTTAGTTTAAATACGAACAAAAAGGAGATAAAGTATGGAATCAGAAGTATTAAAAACAGGAATGAATTTAATCATGGAGAAACAGATTATTCCCAATCCTATTTGCCCGAATGGTTGCATTTATCGATTAATACACAACAAAAGAATTAAAAATGAAAATACAAACTACAAAAATCACATTACCGCCGATTGGCCTTGACACACAAATTCAAGATGCAATCGAAGGCGAAAATGAAGAAACTAAGTTGGCCGTTCAGGACAAGAAAGAAAAGGTAAAAATCAATCTCAACAGGATAGTAAGTATTAATAACTCTCCGGTACGTGAGTGTTGGATAAAAGAGGAAAATCTCCACTATTATATGGCTAATGGTAAGGGTGTTGAATATTACTTCCCTATAAAGTACGCTTCGATTGGAATTGACATTGACTCAGGACCAACGATAACTTGTTTGTGACAAGAAACTCTCAAATGACATGAAAGAAAAAGATATAAATAATTTAGTAATGAATAAAGATGTTTTAGTAGCACATGCCTCCGATGGAATGGGATGTGCTTATGAAAAAGAAGTAACTTCCATATCTGTATGGATAAACGGAAAATGTAGGCACTGCGTTAATGATGAAAGTGTTTCCGCTTTACTTAAAGAGGCGAAGAAGTCCGGTAAAATTCAAATATACATCTGTGGTAATAAGAAAATGGACGGAAATATAGATGCGTTTGGAAGTACTCCTCTGTACACTAATGGGCAATTCAGCGTAAATGAGTTGATATACAACGGAAATGCTGTTTGGTCAAGAATTAAATCAAAATCAAATAGATATGAACTGTAAAAAAAATCAGGCTATTACGACTTTTATTCATGGAATGCAAACGATAAACAGACACAGCCATGCCATACAGAAGCACGGGAATAACCATTTGCGGGACACGGTATGACCGCAGGCAAAAACTGACACCCGAACAGCGGGCAGAGATTTTCCACCGTTACATGACGGAAGATGTCAGTCAGCGCCAGCTGGCACGCGAGTACGGTGTAAGCCGCCGCCTGATTACGTTCATCGTGAATCCCGAAAGGGAGAAGCGTAACAGGGAGCTGCTGAATAAGCGCAAAGCGAAGGGGCTGTACAAGCCTGACCGAAAAAAGCACACTGAAATTATCCGTGAATACCGGCGCTACAAACAGAAGTTATTCAAAGAAGGCAAAATCCAATTAAATACTGACAGAAAATGAAATTACAGGAAAAACAGAAAGAACTGGAACAGGAGATTATCGCCAATCTCAGGGCGATTCCAAAAATGCCGGAGGGCTTGCTGCCCCACACGGTCTATGTCGAGGAGGAAGGCGAGGACGATGAACATCACGGCATACCGGTATATACCGCGTACAAGCTGGAAGAGATCAGGTCGGACGGGAGCTGCATGCTCTATAATCCCGACAGCCGGGAGCGTTTCCCCTGCCGTCATCTTTACGAAATCAATATCGACTGGCTGGTTACCGTCTGGGAACGGTATCTGGAACTATGCGTCGGGCAGAAACTCTGGAAACAGAACGCCGTCGCTTTCCTGAAAGAAAGCACGGATAAAACGGAGGCGGAGATCTCCGCTTTCGTGGACTCTGGCTGGGACAGATGTTCGGCTTACACGGACAACCTGAAACGATTTCTCGGGAAAGATGAGGTCAAAGAGGTGTGGGTGTTCTCTTTCCCTATGGATGATTTCGGGCGTGACGCTCCTGACAAGGAGATCATTTTCGATTACGAGAACAACCCGCATACAGAGGTTGAAAAGATGACACCGCTGGAGTTCACGGCAAGAATCAATGACGAGATGTTCAATGACCAGGATAATTGGGTTCGGGCCATTGAACTTCCCGAGCATAAGTAATAACCACAAAACAATTTAATATGATTACCCAAAGAAATATTCAAGACGAGAACTTTGACTCTATGACTGTCAACGGTATACCGGCATTGTTCACCAATTTCAAGATTGACCGCAATGCCGTGCCGGAAGGACTGCATGCGTATGATATCCGGGAGTCGGATGACGGCGGGCGTTTTGCGACCATTGAACCGGAGGTAATGGTAAACCGTGCCGGAACAATCCTTACAAGAGAAAAGCTGGTCATGGGAGAAAATGGTTACGTGCGGATTGAAGAGTACGGATTTGAAGATTCCATGACACTGGACGAATGGCTTGCAGAGTATAATTAAAACGATGGAAACAGGTGTTAAAGAACTGACAGAAAAATACCGTAAACGTTTTGAGGCTTTTTATCATACGGAAGGAAGCAATACCGACAGAAAAGGAAGCGGGAGGAAGAGAACGGAAGAAAGTCCGAGCTTTCTAAAAGAGGTCATACGCCCGATACTTGACACGCTACCGGAACTGTTACCGAGATATGGCCTTATCAAAACCACGGGTGATTACGCTATGTACGGAAAATATTGTCGTATTAAAGCAGGCGCTGTCCTTATTGGTGGATTTTCTATAAGCGAGAACTTGGGCTACTTTTTACACCTCTGTTCCATGGTAAGGCCTGTAGTAAAAGCCATAGGATAGACAATATGAACAATTCGTTAAAACCATCAGTGAGGAGTTTGAAAAAAGGAGGTGAAAATGAGAGAATAGTTCCGCTTATAAAAAGTGGGGCGAGTCCGCAATTTATTGTATATTTGTCCAATAAAAAAGTCTGTATATACCTTTCGGATGAACTCCCAACAACTGAATTGGTTGCAGGTACTTTTTATGTTTGGCAGACACCAAACCATACACATATATTATATGAAAAAGGAACAGATTATCCGTCAGTGTTACGGAGGTATGAAAGAAAAGCATGGCGTGGAAACCATTACCCTTTTCCATGTAGGTGATTCATACGAAGCGTATTTTGAAGACGCCGAAACGATTTCCCGGATCATGGTAGCGCCTCTTTTCAAGATGACGGCGGCGAATATTCCTGCTGTCAGGATATCAGATACTGCCATGGAGGAATGTCGAAACCGGTTGTTGGATGCAGGACATGAAGTATGCGTGTCCGAGTTCCGGGGTGCATCCGGCCGCCACATCCTCAAAATTCTATGAAACAGTTAAGAAAGCAGGCTGATGAGTTTGTTTTCATGACAACTACAATCGGTCCACGGGCGATATTGGTATTTCTTGTCATTGTGGTAGGGCTGTTACGGATGTGTATTCCCGATAAGACTGATCCAATGGACAACAGTATCAACAAATCTTCCGAGATAGTGGCCCATGTCATGGTCAGGGACAGTACGAACAATGGCTTCCGGGTGGTATATGCAACAGCCGAACCTGTAACAGATGAACGGTTTGCGGAAATATGCACACGGACAAGCGTACGGAATGGTTTTGAAAGTCTGGAAAAGGAAGCCCCGATACATTTTGGAAACAATCTTTTGGAGACGGATATTTGCGACTTCGCCCTATATGTTTACAGGTTTCCGATTGACAAGGATATCCGCGTACATAACATTTTCGTGACAGGGAAAGAGAAGATGGATTTTTATGTCCGGGACAACCCTAATCTGCCGGGATGTGCCAGATGGATGCATCACGGCACAGAACAGGGAAACCAATATCTGAACGCTGACGATATAAATTACTATATACCTAACGGTGGGCGGATTTACCGATATTGGAAATGCCGTTATCTTCTGCAAACCTCTGATACAGATGAACGTTTCAGCCATTTTACAGAGGAAGAAAGACTGTACTGAGTGCAGTCTTTCTCTATATATTCGTACATAATTACCTGAAAACTAATGATTAAAATACTTTGTCAACACGCTTATTTGATATATATTTGCATGATAAAGTGAGTTATTAAAGACATATTGTTAATTGAAAGTAATAGATTGAATATGAAAGACCTGTAATATGACATCGGAAAAATCGCAACTGAAGTTTGCGAAATCGGAGCGGACAGGCGAACTGATCGGATTCGTTTCGCGCCACTCCAAAACACGTAAATTGATGGGAGTTCGTGAAGACTCAAGATTTGGCAAACAAATATGTGTTCTTTCAGAAGATCTGAAAGGAACTATTGAGCCAAACATCCTCTATTCGGTAGAGTTGAAACCCATGCACAACGCCAAAGGATATGTAGTGGTTGCTGCTACCCCTGTCTTGTTTCAAGCGCATGTGGAAACAATAATTGTCCCGAAAACATTGTATCAAGTAACTGTGACATTCGGCAACAAAAAGATTTTCTTCGATCCCAAGGACGGAAAGAGTGCTATGAGCCGTACAATAGACGGTGTATTGGAAATTCTCAAAGGGCGCAAGGATATCAGGCATCAGGAGAGTGTAATCAACGATTACCTAAACCAAGCACAGGCTTTGGTACGACGCATGGAATCTGACGGATTCATCCACACGAAAAACGGACATTCGGGAAGAAGCAAATGAAAGGAAAACCAAAGGTAGGCATAGCGACCGATGGTACCCATAAGGCAAAAGAGAGATTGACACGCTTCCGGGCTGTCGACCTCTCTTCCGGAATGGAACTCTTTTCGGAATCAATTGGCAATTGGACAAACAATATCGGGGAGTTTCTCGGTATTGTGACAGCTGTCAAGTATATTTTAGAGCATCCGGGGACTCCGCACACAATCTATTCCGACAGTATAACGGGTATTACATGGTATAATAATAGACAGACCGCTTCCTCACGCACATGCCCGGCATTACAGAAAGCGGAGATATTTCTCAAGGTAATGGAAGCAAGGATAGTGGATATAGAGGTATTGTATTGGGACAAGCACTTATGGGGCGAGATTCCTGCTGATTTCGGAAATAAATAATAAAGACAATTAATGATATGGCAAAATTGAAATCCCAGTCACAAAAATATGTTGAGCTGAAAGAGGAGGACTACTTACAGCTGGTTGAGAATACCATTAAAATGGAAGCTCTAAAGATTGCTGGCATTGAGAAGATGCCCATCTACAAGGCTATGAAGCATATTCTTGAACACGAGCACATCGACTTGCTTATCAAACCCGTTTCAAGGAGATATTCCTAATCTTTAAGTGGACAATACTATACTCCCAATACCGGAATAATTGTATATAGTCCATTATTTTATTTATTATTTATTGAAAACCCAAGAGAATGTGTAAAAATTATATTCACAGATTACACGGATTTACGCAGACAAATATTACAGAGTATCATCTGTTTGTTAAATTTAGTCTATGTACATCTGCGTAATCTGTGGTAAATTATGACACATTTCTGTTGTATTTCGTCATCACACCTTTCCGTACACTGTCCGTATTTTACCATCCACCAGCATCTTGTTCGACCGCACAATCCAGGTTCCACCGTCACTCAATCCGCATTTCAGTGCTTTCTCATCACCTCCGACCAGTATCGGTACGGTCGTTACCGTGATTTCGTCCGCCAACCCGTTATCCAAAAGCAGAGTTCCAATCTCCTCACCGTAAGCCACCACCGTACCGTCGCCATCCTCTTTTATTCTCTGCAGTTCTGCCACTACATCCCCTGTAATAAACTGCACTCGTTCATTCTCAGTCAGGTTGATAGCATTGTTCGTTACAACCAAAGTCTCTTTCGCTGTAATTGGCCAGCCCAAATGATTCATATAAATGCGCAGGTAAGTTTCTTCATCAATCAGCACGCAACCGGAGGCATCCACCGCTGTATCGAAATACTTGTCCGAAGAAGCCTGACAACCGTCGATAGATTGGTACACGTACAAAGTAATTTGTTTCATATCAATAATATTTTAATGGTTATGTTCGCCTTGTACCCAAAAGAACAGCGTGAACTCATTTTATATAAGCATACACAGCATGAACATTGCGTATACATCTTGCCTTTTTGAAAAGTGCAAGTTTATCTATACCAAGACGTTCAGCGAACGTACAATATGTATATCCCCCCGTCTATTTTCGGGCTGGGTATGAAGACGGCAGGAATCATACCCAGCCTGTCGTCTTCATTGCAACAAAGATAGCGAAACTTCCCGAATAATAAAACAATAGCCCTGTCAAATCCGGCTTCATCCAT